GATTTAGAGCATTTTGCTGCATAGTGATTTTTTTATTTTTTTTATTTTTTTTAAAAACCAAAAAAAGTATATTTCGGCCTTTTCAATATATATATTTCGTTAATTCTATAAAAACTTTTAAAAAAAATGAAAAAAAAAAAAAAATTAACTCAGATATTTTTCGTATAGATATTTTAAGATAGTTTCATTTTGTTTTACACGTAAATCTATGTTATTATTTACGGACGATTCTATTAACACATAATTAAAATTATTGTTTATACAATAGTCAAATAGTGTTCCTTTAGTAAGTTTTTCTTTAGGTCTAATGTAAGGAACCCATTGTACATCATCGTGTAATTTATTTAGTATATTGACAATATTTTCACAATCATGAATGTTTATATCAGTAGAAACAGAATTTCCTAATTTATCAAAGTTTAAGTATTGAAAATCAGTTGCTTCATGAAAATCAAATATATAATCAGCTTTTTTAATATATTTTGTTACTGTTTTATTAATACTATTTTCGTGCGTTTTGCAATAATTTCTATTAATGTTATCATCGCCAATTATGAGATCAGGTAAATATCTATCATTTAAAAATAATCCGCAATAATTCACGTTATCGATAATAATTACCTTTCCTGTTTTAGGTTTATTATTTTTAAAAAACTCATTAATTGCAATGACTGGAGCTTTTTCATTACCGTGTGTACCACTTACTAATAATATTGTAGGTCCACTATTTGTAGAGTCATATATAGTTACACTCGGATTCATACATATAGACGTATATAAAAGGTAAACTATAGTTGTTATAGATAATACTATTAATAACACCAAACATAATTTATTATAAATATTTTTTTTCATTAGTTATAATAATAATTTATTTTATTTTATATTTTCCGCGTAAATGATCAAATAACAATATATTCTGATCATAACCATTTTTGAAATATAAAGAAGGTTGCCATAAGATTTTTTTGTCGTTATTTATCTCTTGGTCGTTAATATGTAAGTAGTCATTATGAATATGAAATTTTTTAAGATACAATGGTTTGTTTTTAGATTCTATACATTTAAATACAAACGGACATATACCTTTTAAATTATTGCATTCGATTATGGCCAAACGATTTAACAATGATATATTCATACTTTGTATGTATTCTATACATAATGTTTTAAATAGGTTTCATAGAAAATTAATATAAGTTATTAAATTATCTTATTACGTTCATATAAAATTTCAAGCTCCAATGTAAAACTGAAATCCATCTTATTTAAATTTACAATGTCGCCGAATTTATCCAATAAACGAAGATGTATTTTTTTAAGATTAATTGGACCATTAAATCGCCTTGTTTTTGTTAAACTACAACCGTCATTTTCATCGATAATTAAACTAAGTTTTCCATTTACCATTGGTATTTTCGCAAGAACATTTTCATCCATAGTAGTATCTTCAAAAAATATAATATTCGATTCATTTTTATTATATTGATAATCATTTAAACAAAAATAGATGTATCGATCTCCCCCGCCATCAAAAATTCCTTCGCTTTGAATAGCGTCATCAATTTCCATATATTTTCCTAATCTAAAACCAAGAATCCATCCTAATGTGTTCATTATATTATCATTTTCACTATCTGTGAAATGTAATGAAAACTTAATATTAGATTTATATTCTGCGTCTTCTTCGTTATCATCTTCAAAAGTAACAACTTCGAATGTTGTTTTAAAATTATATTGGTTTATTGATACTTTTAAATACTTAAGGTCGTCATTTCTCTCTGATTCATAAAAATAATTGGTGTTTAAATAGTGAACAATTGAGTCACAATCGTAGTTTCCGTCAGGGATAACAATAATGAATTTTTTACAAATATTACAACCACTTTTTATTTCGATTGAAAATGTATTATTATGTTTTATATGCGAAAATAGATACCATGAATTGGGTACTTCGATGGATGCTAATCGCAATGCAACCACATTTTTAATCTCGGATGGAAAATTATAATCAAAATCACATGGATTGGATGTGTAATATTTTGAACGAAAACAACTATTTAAATGTAAATTTTTTGTAACAGTGATTCTTTTGATTGAATTTAAACTACTGGAGACAACTGGATTTTCGAATGTATTTGTATATGATTTATCATCCGATGTTGTATCGTTTATAATTGGTCTATGATAAGGGGGATCAGCATTTTTTTGAACTTGTTCTAATGCTTTATAGAGTATATCATTTTTATCTTCTTTATAAATTTTATTAATTAATAATTCATTATCTTCATTCTTTTCAAAATTGGGAATATCACGTATTTTATTTAAGAAATATGTATCATCGCTTGGATTTGGAAAATATGACGAATTTAAGAGTAATTTTTTCGTTCTAACCGCATACAAACAATCGACAATTTTGTAAGCTTTATTGTAAAAATCGAATATATTCACATCTAATTGTGAATTATTGGGATGTAATCTGACAACTGTATCTTTACAACTTATCAAATCATTTTTGTTATAATTATAATCTAACTGAAATAGATTTAATATTTCATCCAAATCGTAATTATATATATTTATATCCAATCCATCCATATATTATATAGTAATATCAAATAATATTATTATATAATTGTTACCGCATAATGAATTAATTAACTTCATGAAAATTGATGTCTCCTATTAAGTATCTAAACTTAATAATTGTATCTTTTACATCACGATTGGGATTTTTAAAAATGACACTTACTTTTAATACATGATAAATAATATCACCATTGTTATCTTTACCAGATGGTAATGCTCCTTGTGATAATAGCAATTTTAAAACCTCATGCCATTTTAGTGCTGTTAAAACAGAGCACGAATTGACATCACATATAGAATCTATACACGCTAATTCTTTTTCTAATTCCATTCTACATGTTAAATCGAAGCAATCGCGTGGAACTTCCAAGTCTTCTTCTATATGTCCAAAAATCGTATTTAATAAGTTAAATTTAACACCGTTGATTGATCTGTCTTCAGGACGGAATGATATAAATTTTTTCAAATCTTTAAATTGATCTGTTCTACATAAATGACAATCTAAATTAAATGTATCTCCATCGTATGCATAAAAGATGCGTCTAAATATTAATGATGAAATGGGGATATCATCAAGTTCTATTATATGTGCTTCTTCTTTCAATTCGATTGGATTTAATACGTGACCCAAGGCTGCAACATCAATAATTTTGGTATAATCACTATAGCATGTATTTATAGTTGTCATATTATATTATAAATACATTAGTTATTTTTATTTTATACTATATTTGTATATTTATCTATTTTTCCAAAATAGTAACATGGTCCTAATGTCCATGAAAATGCTTCCAAATCTTTTTTGATATTTTTTGGAAATAGTGTTCTTAGTATATTATCGTGGGACAGTAAATCATAATTTTCTATAAATAATCCACTTGTTTGATCTGTGCCTGTTTTATATATGTTATAATTTTTTTTACATTCATTGATAAAAAAGTTGCTTAGTTCATAAGATATTTTATTACTATATATATTTCTTGGTATATTATCTTGTGTCCAAACAAAGAAGTTTTTTTCAGGATGAAATAATGTTGCAAAATAGGGTAATGATTTAAATTGATAACCACACATATAATCTTTATTATTATGTTTTACTATAACTGTTGGAATAGCAATTTCTCTAATTTTTTTCATGTACTTACCTGTCATACTAAATATATATTGATGAAAAAAATACACACTTTGGTTATTTTTAAAATTGGTAGCATCTTTGTCAGTAAATATATCATTCACAAATGGACCTATTAAAGAATTATTATCTTTTTTTGATATTTTTTGTAAATGTATATTTTTTTCACCGCTGAAACGTAATCTGGAAATATTAACTAATTCATAGTAATTTTTAAGTGCAAGTTCAGGTGTTTTTTCTAAAACAGCCATCATTAATAATTGATATCCCAAACATATACCATATATTGGAAAATAATTACCTATTAGATTTTGTCTTGTGATGAAATTTATAATAAATTGTAATCTTGACATATAAAATAACTTTCTTTTTTTATCACCACCTATACCTCCTCCTGGTAATAGTAAACCATTTACTTGATGTAACAATGATACTATAATAGGTAAAGGCAAATCAAATTGTATAGGTATTACCCGTGCTCCAGTTGATTCAATCCATTTTACATAGGACTGTGCTAAATATGAAGTCGCATCTATTTTTTCTTTACTGCTATTTAATGAAATAGTTAAAATTCCAACAATTACATTATTTTTGTTAATTTTCATTATTTTATTTGCTTCTTCTAATTGGTTATTTTTGTGTTTATTAAATAATTTTTCATTTCTAAAAATATCGTTTTTCTGGCGATATATTTTATATGAATTTCTTATTTTTTCTGTCCATTTATCTGAATGTATACTAAAAATAGAATTTCTATGATTAAATAAATCAATGGAATTATTTATTGAGGTTTTTTTGATTGTTCTTCTTTTTCCCTTTTTATTTTTCTTATTTTTAATGGTTCTATTTTTTGAACGACCTGATTTTTTACTATTATTCATATTAATTAATATATTATTATGTGTTATTTTTTAATTTTCATTATCTTTATTTAAAATCATTTCATTTATTTGTTTTTTAATTTTATCAAACGTAACATTCTCTTGATTTATTAATTGAGTTATATATTGTAAAATATCATTATCGTAACAAATATCTTTATCTGGTTTACCTATTAGCAAATTATACACTTCAAATTCAGGGCGAAGTTTAATCATTTTTGTTCTAAATATTATGGTACCAATATCGTTATTTTTACCATATAATTTTTTTTCCAATTCTGTTAATTCCATATGTTCGTTGATTATCGATTCCGCAAGAAGTAAAACATCCTTATAGAATAATAGGTCTTTTAATGTAACATGATTACGATGATATTGTTGATAGTATTTTTTATACAATTTATCTATTTTTTTTTTAATAACAGATATAACAAATCTATTTTCAATAATAGTAATCCATTGTTGGCTTATGATTGGAAATAATATTAATGACATAATCTGTAATTTTATTTTTTGTATGTCTATATTTTCTATTGTATTATCAGTAGTCATTCTTTTTCCTGTTAAGTTATTTCCACAATTTGTATTTTTTCCAGATAATGAAAAATTAGTTCCTTGCATTATTACATTATAATCATATTATTTTCCACATCCACAACCGCTATTTATTTTATGATGATGATGATGAGATGATGGTCCATGATGATGAGATGATGCTCCATGATGATGAGATGATGTTTCGCGATGATGAGATGATAAATCATGTAATTGTTGTTGAAGAATTTTTTTATCATACCATGTAGTGACGGGCATATATGGTTGAGGTCGATTATCTTTGTTACTAATATATCCCAAGTGTCTGTTTATAACAGGAATGCTATAATAATTTTTACAGTCTTTATTAGATTGATATTTACAACTACAACAACATTTATTACAAGGATTACATGTTTTATAGCAACTATTATGAAATAAATTCATTATATTATAATGAACTATAAAAAAATATATTAATTAATTTACTATCATTTTGTTAATTAATATATTAATATAAAATATATGGATTCAAGTTCACTTCAAGGTACATATTTTGGATTAACAGAAGGAACTGTTACTACGATTGGTATTATAGTAGGAATGATGGCATCTTTGTCAACGAAAAAAACAATATTCAGTGCAGTAATAGCAGCAACATTAAGTGATAGTTTTGGGGATAGCATAGGAATATATTATTCAGAGGAGGCGCGTGGTGGAAAGGAAGCAATAAACGCTGTTAAAAGTATGGTAACATACAAATTGTTAATATCATTTTTATATTTAATTCCGTTGATGCTTATTAAAGAATTAAAAACAGGCGTGTATGTTAGCATTATTATTGCTTTACTTGTAATTAGTAAATCATTTCATTATTTGGCTACAATAAAAAAAATAGAACCAACAGAATTTATTATTAAAAACACGTTAACAATAACAATGGTAGTAATAGCAACATATTATATAGTTGGTATGGTAGAGCGGTTTATGAAATAATTATTTTTTAAATTTGTAATTACAACATGATTTCAGTTCCTTTTCTTTTTTTACTACTAATGAATGCATTTTAGAAGATATACCACATAATTTATCTGGTAACGGATCTTCTTTTTTTTTGTATTTTGGCAATATGTCGTTGTATTCTTTTTTATGACGAGGAAAAACGGAGAATGATTTCATTTGTTTTTCAGAAGCACCTATACAAGATGGATCTACATTTTTCGAACAATTAGCATAATCATCATTTGCGGTATATTTTAAAAAATTGTATTGTGATGGATATATTACTTCATAGTCAGAACATTGGCATCCACCAAATGATGTATAACATGTCTTTATTTCAGGTGGTTCGTTAATAACAGCACAATCATCTAATTTAATTTTAGATGGAAATTGGAAGTTTTGTCCCATTTTTACTTTAAATACATGACCATGATTGTATAAGCTGGTATTATCGTATGCTGTCGTATCGGTAGTTCTTTCAAATGGTCCATGTTCAGAACAGGAACAATTTTTGGCATACATTATTAATTCGTCGCTGTAAACATGACTTTTGAGTCCATCAGCAATATTTTGTGGTATTTGTGAATTATGTTGTAAACAAAACCCATATTTGTTGTTACATGGACTATCTTGTAAACCATTACAACAATTGTTATGTTTTAAGCTGTATGTTTGAAATATTTTCACTAAATCCATAAATGTAGAATAATCTTTAAAATTAGTAAATTCCAATGTGTTATAGTTAACTTTAAAATTAATATCCTGTTTATTATAATGTTTACTGTGTGCGTATTTCATAATTTCAGTTGAAGCCTTTTTTTTACTGTGTTCTGAACTATTAAGAACTTCTTTATTTGAAAATACACGAAATTTCCTTCCCATTACATATTACATATATTATTTTAAATCCAAAACTTAACACACTTAAAAATAAAATATTACTATAGATTATAATGCAAATCTTTGTTAAGACACTCACAGGGAAAACAATTACGCTTGAGGTTGAAGCGAGTGATACAATTGATAATATTAAACAAAAAATTCAAGATAAAGAAGGAATTCCACCCGACCAACAAAGGCTGATTTTTGCTGGTAAGCAATTAGAAGATGGCAGAACACTGTCAGAATATAATATTCAGAAAGAGTCAACACTTCACCTAAACGAAAAATTGGGTGAGTCGGTGAGGCAATGCATCGGCTAGTCGTATAATATATACGGCGACACATCTGGTAGCGGGAACCCCGTAAAGATTTTACTACCACCCTGTAATGGAAACATTATAAGGGGACCACAGGTAATTCCTGTTCTCAATGGTAACAAGGTAAAATATGAAGAACTATGTTCTGAAATCGGAAATCCGCAGATGACCTCCTAAGTGCGTTATGATTAGCATATGGAGGCGCTTCAACGATCGCTAAGATGTGGGCGAGTTATGATGGTCTAGTCAACCTGAACTCGCTTAAGGTACGATCTAGCCCCTATGGAAACATAGGGTAGTTGCGTGTTTTAAGATTGAGAGGTGGATATTTAGGAAAAATGTAAAGTAATTTCTTTTATAATTATAATATAAATATATATTATAATTATTATTAATGAAAAAATGTACTGGTTGTAGAAAGGAAAAAGAAAACGAACAATTTATAAAAAAAGATAAAATATTAGTAAAATGTATTGCTTGTAGAGAAATTGCAAAAGAATGGAAAGACAAAAATAAACAAAGAATTAAACTATATAACGAAGCTTATCGTAATAATAATACTGAAAAATGGACTGAAATAAAAAAACAAAATGAAATTACGGATAATGTAATAGGTAAACCATCAAACCATAGAACATTACATGAAACAATAGATGATATTATTGGAAAAAAATGCTGTACTTGTAAAGAATGGCAACCATTAACAAGTTATAATTTTCAAAAAAATCATTGGGATAAATTACGTATAGATTGTAAAGTATGTTTATCAAAATGGAGAAAAAGTAATCGTGATGTTTTAAATGAAAAATTTAAAATATATGAAAAAAATCGTAAAGAAACAGACCCAGAGTACAAATTATTAAAAACTTTAAGGTCACGACTTAATTTAGCATTAAATAGACAAAATATAGAAAAGGGTTTTTCAACTATGGAACTAACAGGTTGTGAATTACCATTTTTAAAAGGATATTTAGAAGCCAAATTTGTTGAAGGAATGACTTGGGAAAATCACGGAGAATGGCACTTGGACCACATAAAGCCATGTTGTAGTTTTGATTTAAAGGAGGAAGAAGAGCAAAAAAAATGTTTTCACTATACGAATTTGCAGCCATTATGGGCCGCCGATAATTTATCAAAAGGAGGCAAATATGAAGCAAATATTGAGAATTAAAAGAACATCTAAAAAGATATACTGCGCCTTCCTGTAAAAAAGCATATTATGAAAAAAATAAAGAACATTTTTATAAAAAATCCATTGTTTATTGAAATAAAAGTCGAAAAAAAATTGACTTAAGTTTTTTATAAAATACAATGCTTACAAAGAACTTAATTAACAGTATAATAATCCAAGTTTATACAATGAGAGGTTATTCCACTTGGAGTAATCTAATGCAGAATGCGAAAATTACAGATATTCAAGATCCAATGCTCGAAATGGAAATCGGTAAACATGAATTTGAAGAAATATATAGAGATATCGTTTCTGAACTGCAAGGTAATGATGAATGCGAAGAATCTTATATTGATTATTACTTTACCAAAAACCCAATCAAATCGTATGTTCTATCATTTAAAGGCGATAAAGAAAGAACCGCGTTTTATGATATAGGTTTAAAAAAGAATTGCGTGCTATCTTTAACCGAAGTCTGCGAAGGGGAAGAACAGAGTGTAAAAGAAAAAAGACAAAAGAAAAAGAAAAAGAAAAAACAATAGATAATGAATATATAATATTTTGTATATAGTGTATTTTTTTGTTTACTTGTTTACAGAAGGAGGCAAATATGACGCAGGTATTGAGAATTAGATTTATTTTTTTTACTACAAAACTAAAGTAAACAAATGCTTTATTTTTGTATAATATCTTATACTTTGGTCCATAGATCGTCGACCAGGCCATATTTTAGACAGGTGTCGGCGTCCCACCACAAATCGTGTTTTAGGATTTCATTGAGTTCTTTCTTGGGTATATTTGAGTGTTCTTTGTAGATGGTTCTAATCTGTTCCATGAGACGTTTATTATTGGTAAAGTCGTCTTCCAATTCGCACATTTTACCCCATGATCCAGCGGATAATTGATGAACCAGCATGTATGCGTTGGGTCGCATGAATCGTTGTTTTCCAACAACACTCATCAAGGTTCCAGCGGACGCGGAAGCACCATCAATAATGGTGATTACATCAACTTGACAAGCTAAGATAACATCAATCGCAGTAAACGCGGCAAAGACCGACCCGCCAAAAGAACTGATATGTAAATAGATAGGAATTGGGTCAATACACAAGGTATTTGCCAGAGCCAGATTGTCCTGCTCGACTTCGCGGATAAGTGTGGTTAGAGCGAATATGGAATTGCGTGTGACTTCAGAGTAAAAATAAATATGGTTATTGACTTTTGTTATTTTTTGATTATCTTTGTCAATTGCACATGTTTTTACAACTTTTTCAGGTTCTTCCTTTTCTCCAGCCTCTTCTTTCTTACCCTTGATTAAGAATACATCTCTTGCACGATGTGAATAACGCGACGACATTTTATATACTATAATAAATTATGTGTTTATATGTTTTATTAATGTATATAAACTTCGATAATAAATTAAATAGGTTGACAATACAATTTAAACCCATATATACATATATATCATTATGGCGAATGATACATATGAAAATACTTATACCAAAATAATTGAACCATTATACGGTAAGATACGTGACAATAATAATGATAATGAATTATTAAAAACGAATATTTGCCCTCATGATTTTTGGATCTATTCCCGTGAAGATTTTACAAAATATGAAACATATAGTATTGATCCTGATGGCTGTGAAGATGCTGACGATGCTTTTTCAATTTATGTTGAAAATGAAAAATTATATCTTGCAATCCATATTGCTGATCCTACTGAATATATTAATATAAAATCGGATTTATGGAAAGATATGATAGAGCGTGTTGTTACCCGATACCCATCAAATAGAAAACCAGTCCATATGATGCCTGAAAAAATAATGGCAAAGGCGAGTCTAATGGATAATGAATACGGAAATATTAAAATGGCCATTACTATTTTGACCGAAATAGATAGATTTAGCTTTGAACCGATTGGAAATGTAAAATTATTGTTTACAAAAATAAGAGTGAAAAAAGAAAATGCGTTTAGTTACTTACAAGCGGCAAAGCATTTTTGGTCAAATGACTTATTATATAATGGAATAAGAATAAGTGAAGCGTTAAAAAGAAGAAGAAGTGAAAAAACGAGAGGGGTTGTATTAAGTGAAGTATCTAACTCATATCCAAAATATTCAACAAATAAACCTCCATATTTATACATTGATTCAGTATCAGAAAGATTGACAAAACAAATGATTTCTGAATTTGCAATATTTGCCAATTCATTTGTAGGAGAATATCTAAAAATTAATTTTGAAGGCAAAGGTATATTCCGCAGTTGTAATGCAAAAGAATGGTTGAATGAAGTATATCCTGATATATCAGGCCAAGAACTATTAAATGAAATAATAATTAATGGAATAAAAGCCGAATATGTTTCAACATTTGAGTCGCATGATTTAGTGGGTGCTCCAGAGTATTGTCATTTTACATCCCCTATACGTAGATTATCAGATTGTGTATGCCATTATTTGTTGAAATATATTCATTTTAAAAATAAAAATATAGATACAATAATTCCTTTTAGTAATGACGAATTATCTATTATTTCAAATAAATGCTTAGTTGTGTCAAAGGCCATGAAACAAATTCAATATAAAGACATTAAATTCAGATTGATTCATGTTATGAACAATATGTTATTGTGTGATAATAATTTAATGTTACAGTATTTTATTACAGGTTATACAGGATTATTTTTGAATATTATTATATTTAAATTAGGAGATCATAATGTACATATGTCTTATACGTTGCGTGTAAAAAATCATAATTATGTTCATGATCCAAAACATTTGTATTGTGTATTAATAAGTAAAGTCAAGTGTTTTGAGAAATTTGATAATGGTACGATTCCAGAATTAGACAAACAAATATTAGACATATAAAATTTAATATATATAAATTATAAATGAGGGATAAGTGGAAAAAAAAGAGAATTAGACGAAGAAAACGTCAACGCAGACGACAAAATAAATAGTTATATAATAAAATTGATTTACTTTAATTACTTAATTATGTAAGTAATTAAAATGAGTGAACTACTACCTACTAATATGGACATTTCAGATGATGAGTTGGATTTTATGGATTTGTCTTCTAACTTTGGGGATGATTATAGAAATAATTATAGATATAAAAGAAATTTAAAAATTGACGTAACCAATATAAATAATACAATAGACATTAATTATAATAAAGATTACATATCGACTACAAATGATTTTATTATTAACGATTCGTATCACGAAGCGCCACGGACAATTGATATAAGAAAGGACGTTGAACTATTGGAAATGTTAAAATATAAGTGTAACGGTGTTGAAAAGGAGATTAAAGAAATGATGCAGGAGGAAAAAGATAACGAGTGTCCTATATGTATAGAAGATATCAGGAGTAAAAGTTATTTTACAGGGTTATGTGGACATAAGTTTTGTTCACGGTGTATTTGTGATAATATGTCAAAAAATAAGCACACTGGTCATTTGTGTCCATTATGTAGAAAGGAGTTTATGTAAATTTAGAATGTATAATAAAAAATGGTAAATTCTTTTTTTATTATAGTAATTTATATAACAAAAATGTCAGATAACAATATATTAATAGATGGATTAAAAAAATTAGTTTTACTACCAGAACCATATTGGTCAAGAACGGTAGGTATACCAAATCAATATCGTGATCCTTGGCCAGTTCCTATTGCGAAAGATGTTCCTGAATTTGATTCTGAAGCATTTGAAAAATATCCAGAACATAATTTTATTTATGATAAATTATGGATTGCTGAAAGTCAAGGTTTACAATGTGGTAAATTAGAATCTTTAATAGATAGACCACAAAAATATTTAGAATATCCAATTTTTATTAAACCCAGATGGGGACATAGAAGTGCTTCGAGTAAAAATTGTTATAAAATTGATAGTTATGAAGAACTAAAAACGTTTAGTCATTTAGAAGAAATGATGTGGACTGAATTTATTGATGATAGAGAAGAGATGACAGACTTTTTTATGTATAATGGAAAAATTGTATATTACATGACTTATAAATATAGTAAATCTCAAAATGGTGTTGTGGCTGACGAATGGAAATATATTTGCGGTAACAATAAACCACCAGGTAATATTGTGGATTGGGTAAATAGGAATATGAAAGGTTATTCAGGTATTTGTAATGCGCAATACAGAGGAAAAAAAATTATAGAAATATCACTTAGGTTAAGTAGAGGTGGAGCATATATATATAGTACGAATTTGCCAGGATTAGTTGAAAATATTAATGATTTGGTGTTGTATAATAAATGGGATTTTGTAAAGGCTGAAAAATTCCAATATAAACCTTATTACTCGTTTAAATGTTTTACTACAGTTCCATTAATATATTTACCACCCCATTTCATGTTAGAAAACATAGTTAAAAAAAATAATTGTAAAGAGTTTTATGAATATTATTTTGAACCTTCAGGTAAAGATGGTTTGGCATTTTTTCAATTTTTGAATGAAGATTTTGAAACAGGTATGATGGTAAAAGAAGAAATAGAAACATTAACTGAAAGGTTAAATTATCTTTTTTATTTTCTGATTTTAATGATTCTTATATTATTGTTATGTAAATTTTCTTTTTCATACAAAGTAATTGCGGTCATTGTATTGTTATATTTGACAAGATTTTTAAATTCTGGGTATACGATGGTAGGTTTATTGAATGCACAGAAACAAAGTGTGTTTGGTTAAATATATATAAAGACAATTAATGTTGATTTTATATATGGGAACTGTACAATCAAATAACATTCGTAAGGTTAATTGCATAGAAGATGTTAAATGTATAGAATGTCATGAAAATATTGTAGACGATGATTTTTTAAGTTGTATAAATTGTGTATCGAATTATCACAATAAATGCTTTGAAAAAAGTAATGCAAATCATGATGGATTTACACAATGTATTAACTGTAATCAAGTTGGTGCGATTACTACATCGAGTGTTGATTTTTTATATAAAATGGATAAATATAAAAAATAGAATAAATATATAATTATAATAATGTTTGAAAATATTATTATATTTATTCATCTAATTTATCAGCAATCCCAATTACTTTATCAGGATCTACATCATTAAATTGAATCTTACGTGTAAGATAAGCAGATAAGAATATATGTTTCTTTGTGTTTGAAACTGTGCGAACATCATTTAACTTGCTGCTCATAAACATTACATTAGTAAGAAGAACTGTAATTGATTTACTGTCAAGAAAATTATTAAAAATAGAAACTGAACTAAATACAGTATTTAATACAAATCCAGCCATACAAATATAACTCCATGTTTTATACGCGTATGCGTCATCTTCTATACATTTCTTACTTTTGTCATCAAGTTGTGTAAGTGCTTCTTCAACTGAATCATTATCTCGAGGTTTAAAACGATTTGTATGAAGATAATTAATAAAATTAAGCTCTCTTTTTATCTCAAGGTAATAAAATACAAAAAACATGGACATGATCGCATAATTGTGACATGCTACAAACTTTTCATATCCAGATTCGGGAAATACTTTATCTGCTAAACTACACTGTTCATCACCACATATTTGTGGAACAAACATAAGCAACAAAGATGACATAAGAACTCTATATATTTCGAATAATGTAGTAAATATCATAGAAATCTTCTGATTACTGTCTTGATTCTTACTAATTGTATCTTCAGAGCTTGCTGTTTCTGAATTTTCAGATTTAATATCTTTATCATTTATAGCTAAGACAATATCACTTGTTTCAATGTCGTTCGAATTTTGTTCATAATCTGTAGACAAATTACTCATAATTTTATATATTTATAATTTGAATTCCCTTTATGTATTAATTCAAATTATATTATCATTAATTTTATCCAAATAATATCCTAATCCTTGTGAATCTGTTTTATAAACATACCCTTTTTTACTACCAGCAAATGTGCTTGCTTCTATAAATGTAGGATCTTTTATTATTGGTTGTTTTGTATTATCATATCGCATATAAAAATATATACCAACTAAAATTAAAATTCCTATTGCTATTAAGAGTTTATTCATATACAAAATTACATTATAATTTTAATGAAAATTAAACATAAAATTATATTTGATCATTTTTCAAAAATGAATAAAAATGAATAAATATAAAAATTGAATAAATATATAATTATAAGTATAATATATATTTATAAATGTTCAAAATGTTATTATCGTGTTTAAATTATATGTGTCCATGTGTTGATAATGAAACATCATCTGTTGATTCTAATGCGGTTACTGTTGATAATTCGCCTATACACCGTAATACAATGACGGATAGTCAACTATACAAGGATTTATTGAATGATTAAAATATTTTTTTATTTAACTGATTAAATAAATAGCTATAATTAATAACAATACTTCCCAATAAAAACGGAAGTAAAAATTGTAACTTCATGGTTAATGTTACGAAAAAAGTAACTATATTTAAAATCCATATGCAAATAGGATATAAGTATATAATGAATTTCGATTGATTTTTTGATATTTCCATTTTCTTAAAACTTGGATTTAAAATTCGAGAACTAATAAATCCTCTACCAATTACCAACAAAAAATATTGTTGAAGTAAAGCACACATGAATGATATAATATATACAATAATTACTTTTGGCCAAGTATCTAATGTAATTTTCAGAAATTTAGCATTACTGTCAGGTCCAAATTTAACGAAGTCTTCGAATGCTCCTTCTTTGTCTAAAATAATTAATATAACCATTAAACCGATTAAAAAAACAATTAATGCTTGAAATGGGTTAAAAAAGTCGATGTGTCTATTTATCATATTATATAAATGTATATAATATAATATATATTGTATTAGTAATGAAAATATTATTTACAGGCGATATTCAATTTGGTAGAGACTATTGGGATATCAGTAAAGATTGTCCAAATGATATATTAAGAAATGTACTACCATACATAGAAAAGGCAGATTTAATTATTTTTAATTTGGAATCGGTATTGTCACATAAAAATACACTTAATAAAGATGACAGAATAGAAGGGAAAACCTATCATATTCTGTCAATCCCATCACCCTTACAATATTTAAGAAATAGCACATCCAAGCCTATAATTGTTGCGACAATTAATAACCATACATTTGATTATGGTGTAAAGGGTTATGAAGATACAATAGCTATATTAAATAATAACAATTTTATGTATACATGCGGATATAATTATTTAGATTTAAAAAATTGTGTATTTTTTGATTCTACAACTCATGGTAGCATGGGAATAAATGAAGATAAATACAAAAACATAGATAAATTATGGAAAGAAAATTGTTGGTTTATTGACATAACAAATTCTGAATCAATACAGGAGGCATTAATTGTGATTAAAAAGGTAAGACATCGACATCCTAATAAATTAATTATTATTGCACTTCACTGGGGGAAAAATTGGGTTACCGATATGGACTCTGAATTTGAGAAAGAAACTGACCTTGCGCGATTAATGATAGATGTTGGTTGTGATATTATTTTTGGAAATGGTGCGCATCATGTAGTAGAAACACCGTATACATTTTATAAGAATAAGTTGATTATATATGGTCTCGGTGATTTAGCAGGTGATTTTATATATAAACATTCATTTAGGAGCGATATAAGTTTATCAATTTTATACGATACCAATAATAATAATATAAAAAAAATCAATTTTACAAAAAGTTTTAATGAAAGTGAATGTGGTATCCCTATAGCTATGTAATACATATTTTAATCGTCTGAATTAAATAATCTGTTCATTACTCGAACTTCTATTTTATTTTCCTCGGGTAACAATAATCGTTTAATCAGTTCATTATCGCGAAATCTGATGCTATATGTTTGTTGTACTTTATTTCTACCTACACGTCCCATTGCTTGAATACATTTTTCTTGTGTCATGTTTTCACTCATGTCTTTACCAATATAGCCGTGACAAAACTGATAATTTGTTCCGTATATGTAATTCGATGAAGCAATAATCATGAAGAGTTTTTGTTCTCTGGCTAACTCTTTCATTACTTCTGTATAATCAATACTTCTGTGTTCTGCAAAGACGCCAATTCCCATAAGAAGTAGAATTTTCCAACTATCATCAACATCATCTAATTCCATGATTTTAATAACATGATGTTCAGCAATATTACAAGTAAACGATTTTTTACATTTTTTTCCAGGTGCCCATTTTTCAATATGATCCTTTCTATTTGGAATGAATAGATCATTTAATTTAATTAATTTTATCATAGAACGTAAACCATCAATTTTAGTTTTAAGAGTCTTCATATTAGAATTAGGTGTATCATTACTTGACATTCTATCAAATTTTTTACTATCTTCATCTATAGATAATTTATTTTTCAAATCTTCAAAAGCATGTTCGTGCTTTTTTAGTTCAATATTTACTTTGTTATTAAAATCAATTGCTTCATTTAAGTCTTGCATAACCTTTTGTGGGATATTTGCTGTTTTAATACATACTTTACCAACTTTACTAATATCTTCAGCAAGGAAGATACTTGGTCCATCAGTAAGAGTATATGAATCAGACGTTACCATTTTTGTGTTTGACATATAGTTCTTTTTTCTTTGTTGTTGAAAATGTGTGTACATATTAGACCATATATCAGCGGAGATATTTTGTAGAATATCTAAATAATATACTTTGAGGTTAGTCATATTGATATCGTAAATAGATTCAAAGTAAATTTCTGATTTGTATCGTTCATCTGTAATAATATCAGCATTTGTATTCGCGTATATAATAAACTCGATAATTTCTTGGAGATCAAAATAGCGTAACAATGTTTTATTTTGAATACAATGTTCAACACTTTTAATTAGGTCACGATAATTTTCCCATAGTAAATGAGGTAAACATGTATAACAGTCACTGTCTGTTATGGGAATAGATTTTTGACAATCGTGACTAACGATTGAATATGTTTCGGCACCATTAAATTTAACTCTAAAATCTTGAATGGTTTCAAATATTTCTTCTTGTTTTGGTAATGTTGCGGATGACAGAACTAATTTTGGTATTAGATTATTCTTCCAATTATTGTTAATCGATTCGTGTAATTCATGTTCTTCATTATCCATAGAAATAGTAGGTTCATCCCAATAGGTAATAATATTTTCTGTATCATTGAATGACATCATATAGTACATCGCTGAAATATACGATTTAACATCGCAAATCATAATTTCGACTCTATTGCCAACGGTGTGATCTGTTTTTTGAGATCCATCCTTATACTTAATATTATTTCCAATTTCTTTACATTTTCTTCTTCCACATCTACATCTTTGTTTAGGTGTATCTTGATCATAATATTCATGCTTTATAAATTCGCACGCTGAATAATTATGTAGTCTAACGCCAGTTGCATCAACGCAATCAAATGCCAAAGCGATTTTTTTTCCAATTGATATTGCTGATTTTGCCAAAGCAAGACCAACATGCCTTGCGGCACAGATGAAAATTATTCTATAATTTTCACTTAATCCTATAGGTGTTAATGTTTTGCCTGTTGCTGTAGGGGCAATGTAAAGAGTTAGAGATGGTGTTTCACGAGAGTCTTTGTTGTTGTAAATGGAAAATATTTTTTTCTGGTGATCAAATAATTTGATATCACCGTATTTAATTAAATAATTATTTCGTTCAATAATATCATAACTATTTTTAATAATTTGTAAATTTGTAATATTGGTTTTGTATTTTGTTAAGACTTTATTACAATAATCAATTAAGGTACTATTTTTATTAGTAATATTCAAATGAAGTAACTTTTTTAATGTATAGAAATGAACTGTAAAAGTATCATCATTCTTTTCGATAGCATGTGATAAGTTAGTCAACACTTCGATGATTATAAACTCATAAATGGTATTTTTTTTTGTTTCAAAAGATAATTCCGAATTTTTTAACTTCATTTGTGTCATCTTTTTGATATTCATTTTTTTTGGATTGAAAATTGGCATTTCTGCTTGAATAATTTTATTTGGTAGTTTTAACATATTAGCAATATATTGGTTAAATAGGTAACTGTCTACGTTATCTGATTGTTCTATTTTTAATATATTAAATAGACTTGGTGTTTCATTAAAACATATTGTTGGCGTGTTAAACCCGTCTCGTATTAAATTTAATATTTTTTTTTCATCATCTGATACAGGAATTTCAATACTTTCCCACTCCAATTTAGTTAGTTTAGTCTGAGCTATATCCATAATTATATGTGTAATTTAGTTTTAATATAATTTATTAAAATCAATTTTTTATTTATTTAGTACTAATTGGTTTAAATTTCAAAATATCAAGCTCTTTAGACGTAGTTTTAAAATTGTCATTTCCGTATATATCCTGCAATAATAACCATTCAAATAACCCACCTGGGTAAACGTGTACATTGTCAAAGCCCAACTTTAGCAGTTGAATATATTTTTTATATATACTTTCGTCACTATAACTCGTGCCATAAATAACAATCATAGTTGATTTGTTCTCTTTCAAAACATTATTAAGCTCTTCTTCCTCATCTACATATTGTAGGGTATTAATTATTAAACACGATTGTGTGTATATATTTAGGGTGTTTATCAAAAAATATGTTTTGTCGTTGTTTGATATTAAGTTATTTAAATCTTCATAATTAATTTTAGAGATAGAATGATAATTTCCCATAAATATAATACGCGTTTACATTTTATATAATTTTTTTGCGAAAAAATAATTTATATAATTAATATATAATATGCCCTTTACTGAGTACTTTTGTGATGGCTTCGATTGTTCCGCTTCTGTAGTTATAGCAAGCATGTATAACACCTTTAATGATGCGCAAGCTTCAACACCCAGTGTTGTAGATGCATCCCAGTGCGTTCTTGAGCTGGATCCTGTATTATTAGACATGGACGAATTTAGAGAATTATTTTATCCTTCTGCAAGTGGTGCTTTTTCTTTGAATGGTGGCCTTCGTGGTGCAGGTGTAACATCATTTAACGAGCAAACATTATCTGATCAAGATGGTACACATGAATTCAATCTAATGGATTTTTGCCTTTCTTGTTATGAAAATGAATTAAATATTCAAAGAAGTAACCTTTCTCCTTTACATTTAATTCAATTACAAAAAGATCTTGCACGTTACACTACTATGTTTGATATCCGCGGATCAACCTATGGTCTTAAATGGAATGAAGTAGTTTCTGTATTAGAGCAAGTAGGTGCTCTTAAACACCCTGATGAATCTATATTGTTCAAAGTTGTATTCAACTACGTAAATTCTTCTTTCATGAAAACACAACCTATCCAAGTTGTTTTCAACTACAAAGTAGTCAACATGTTCCCTAACTACTCTCAATACAAACATGGTCTTCCTAAACAAAAAATCCATCCTCGCAATCCTTTGCGTATTGCTCCTCAATTCATCAAGAGAGCAGATGGTTCTTTGGTTGCAAGTGGAAATGGTTTCAAACATTCTCAACATCAATATATGGTCCACAGTTCTGATGGATTCGGCCAACGTATCGTTGACAAATCAAGTCAAGATTCTCAGCTCATGATTCGTTTCAGAAAACAACAACGTAAAGAAGATTTAGACGAAATGCTCGCAGAAATGCTTGAAAAACCTTTGGTTGATGACTTCTGTTAGATTAATTGTCTAATTTAAAAATAATATAAAATTATTATGATTTAATAAATTATAATAATGATAACAACTACACAAAAAAGTACATTTAGAGATTTAAATAATGATCTCTATAAACCTGTAGCCACAGATTTTACATTTGGTTTATCTGTTGCTTCCTTATCTAACAAAAAAAAGAGTAAAATCAATAATGATATTATTGATAATGATACACATGTAATAGAATTAGATCCCTTGGTAGTATCAAGTGAAAGTTTTAAAACATTTTTTTACGGTAACAATAGCGATGCTTTTAATATCAATCCAGCAAAAAAAGAATGTTTTCAAATTTTATTTAATCATCAAACTGTTACTGATTCTGATGGTACACATACATTTGATTTACTTGATACTATATTATGTGCATACGAAGAAGAAAAAAATGTCAGTCGTAATTTAATTCCATCAAAACAAATGATTAAGTTGACAAAAGAAATTGGAGATATAAAATCATTATATGATATTTGTGGATGTACTACATCATTAAAATGGAATGAAGTATTACATTCTTTGAAAACAAATGGTTTATTAAATAATTTTGGTGAAAATATTTGTTTAAAGGTTAATTTCAGTTATGTAAATGAAAAATTGTTATCCAAACCAGTTATAATTGTTTTTAAATATTATGTGAATAATATATACGAGAAAATGATATTATCAAAAAATACAGAATTTTCCTACTATTTAGACAATACCTTGTTTACAAATGGTACATATCGAATAACAAGACCTGGAACATATATTTTGACAGAAGATATAATATTCAACCCGAATAGATATGATAATTATAAACCACGCCATGATCAAAGTGAATTGTATCCAAAATCTCAAGGATATATATTGGGATTTTTTGCGGCGATCACTATTGAAACAACAAACGTTGTATTGGATTTAAATGGGTTTTCTATTAAACTACATGACGATTTCAATTTACGTCAACGTTTTTGTGCTTTAGTTGAACTTGCAAGTACACCATTTATTCCAAAGCAAGGTCCAGCTAATTTTGGTTCAGCAATCAAAAGTGCTAATAATGTGGTAATTAAAAATGGTTTATTAGGACAGGTCTCGCATCACGGAATTCATGGCAACAATTGTAAAAATATATTGATTGAAAATGTAGAATTCAAAAATTTTGAAGTGGCCGCAATTTCTATTAATGGTGGAGAATATATTACTGTTAATAATTGCCGTGTTTTACATATTAACAGACATATTAATGTATTGTCTACCTATTCTCATGCTAAATTTGGTTTACCAAAACTTAAAGAAATTATTAAAAACAGTACAAAGCCATTATACTTAGAAACACATTATGATAAAATACCACTGACAACGATCCAAACGAACATAGAAAATGCGGTTAATAAATTTGAGAAACATTTAGATATGAATTTTCCTGTATGTGATAGCATATTTCACAATAATTCTGGATTATATGATGGAAACGCATACGGAATTGTGTTTAATTCTGTTGGTGTAGTTATTGGCGCTTTTAAACCCATGCGTGATGAAAATGTTGTAGGTAATAAACACATTAAGATAATGAATACATCTATTGAAAATATTGTCACAGATGGAACAGAAATTGCTTCGTTACATGATTTGAAAAATGAAAATAATGAAGGTTATGGTAAATCAGCATTTGTTGGGGTTGCTGGCGATGTATTCAATTTTTTAGATGCGGTAGACGAAAATGGTTATTATAAAGGCAATGAAATTTCTAATTTACAGATGTCAATATGTGTACATGGTAATGAAAAGCAAAGGGGTACTGCAAATATTCCTGATAAATTGTGTAAAGAATGGATAAGTCAAAAACAGAATATTATGGATTTTATATCATTTAATAACGAAGAAGATTATGATAAATTATATAGTGTAAATATGGATAAAGATTCTATGGCCCATTCAATGAAAGGAAACATTGGATTATTTATATCACAAGGAGATGAAATTGTTATTGATAATGTATATATACATAATATACGTAACAAGAGTATAAAACAAAGTAGAACTATTTCAACGGAAGCATATGGAATTGCTATTGTGGGTAGCAAAAATGTTCACCTATCTGATAATATAAGAATTAAAAAAATCAAAAACCCTTTTGGTTATGGAGAACACATTAAATATATTAATATGGATATATAATTATTTATGAAAATTAAATTATATATATATATTTTATATATTAACTATGTATTACATAGCTCATAGAGGATGTACCATAAATTATTATGATAATTCACTTGGAGCGTTTATGGAAGCTATTCAATATGGTTTTGATATGATAGAATTAGATATTCAATTGTGTAAAACAAAGGAAATAGTTATATTTCATGATATTTCTATTGATAATAGATATATTAAAGATATGACATATGATGAATTGAAAAAATACAATGTAATAACGTTATCCGAATTTTATACAAAAATAGATACAAAAAAAATAAAGCTTTATTTGGATCTGAAAGGAGATACTGATCTTATAGATATATTGGTCAGGTTCTTGATAAAAAACAAAATAGATTCATCTGATATGTTTATAGGAAGCTTTAATTATAAACATTTAAATTTATTACAATTCTACAGAGATCATTTAGAAAATTTTGAATATAAATTAGGTATAATTATAGATAACATTTACGAAAATAAATATTATCAGGTTTTATTTGAAAATGTTGATTTTATTTGTATTAATTGGACTATGTTAGACGATGAATTAATTTCATGGTGTAAACAGCAAAATAAGGAGGTTTTTGCTTATACTTGTAAAAATAGGAACAATTATGAATTAATTTCAAATTATAATGTGGACGGTATTGTGACAGATATTTTACTGCCTCCTTTGAACTTATAAATTTAATAGAATATATTATTATTAAATTTATATAATTAGTTGAATTTAACTATAATTTCAACATCTTCTTTTTTAATACTTTTGACCGCAGAAATACTTAGTTCTTCGCGTTTTTTTCGTGTCTTATTAGTGGCAAGAGATTCTTTATTCTTGGATGTACTATTACGATGATTCATATCTAATTCAATATGTTCATAATTGTTTTCAATATATTCAATCACATTGTTCTCTAATGCCCATCTGAAAAAATTGAGTTGTCCGATGGTTGTTTGGATGGATGTATTATCTTTGTATGGAATAGTTATACGATCCCATCTACAGAACGGATCAAATCGTTTTTTACTATATGCTTTTAATTTTAATTTATAATCAAAATAGACTTTGAATCGTATTTTTTCGCCATTTTTATCGATATTATATACAGTAAAGTTTTTCTTGGCATAATTAGTTGCAAACCAATCCACAATGCGTAATGAAATTTTAGATTCTCCATTTATTATACTCAACATATATTGTAATTTATCTTTATCATCATAAAATTGTAGCAAATTATTTAATAGCAACTCATTTTGTGTTGTATAACTTTTAGACATTTTACTAAAATAAGTATCTTAATTTTTAAGTTGTTTATAAAAAAATAAATAAAAATTTATAGTCTATATATAATTAATGAGTTCTGAAATATATTTTAATGACTCAAATATGGATTTTATAGAAATGAATATTTTAGGTCATGAGTTTATACACGATTTTTCTATAGGTATAGTTGATCGTCTTGAAAAACTTAACACACGTATTAAAAAACTAAATAAAACAATTAAATCATCTTTTCAAAGTAATCTTCGTGGTGGAAATAATATACATATTGGTGGTAGAAAAGGGATTATTGTCAATTTATCTATATTGTCATCAATTGATAATACGATTACTAATATTTGCAATGACGTTATCAATGTACTAATAAATGAATATGTTATTCATGTTGATAAAATGAACATTAAAAATGACATACCATTACAATCAAATGATGTAGATATTTTGAATAAAATGTTAAAAGACATTGAAATTTTTCAGTCAAAGTTTCATTTATTTATAGAGTCTTTTGATAATACAGATGAAATGGTAATAGATAGAGAACTTAAAAAATATCAAGATGAGTTAAATACAATTACAGAAACTATTAATGATACACATGATAAATTTATATTTAAACAGTTGCTTCGTGGTGATGGTGATAAAGTAGAATTTCCTGAAAATATATTTAAATATGATCATTCTTTTAATGAACAATTAGAATATGAAAATATATTTGTTGGTAAAACAAATAGAAATAAATTAACATCCAGAGAATTAATTCGCGTAACAGATCAGGTTCGACGTTTTATTCATATATTGGATAAAAATAACTATGGACCGAAATCTAATTATCATTCAGATGGTGTAATAGGTTTTATAAGAACACAATTTCACTCAATTGATAAACGATTAAATAGATCATTATTTGCCTATATTAATCCAGATACTTTGATATCATTCCGAAATCGATTTAGATATATTTATAATAAAGCACGTATTCAAAAATTAATTATTCATAATCGTATAAATCAATCAATCAATAAAAATATGAATTATCAATTAGAAAATATTACAGACGACTTACGTGTTCATAATACGATTGATATTAATAAAACACAACTGTTAATACAAAAAAATAAAGATAATGATAACAATCATGTATTATATGATAATGTTGCTTCTCATTTGATGGATACCATGGTTTTAAATGATACCGAATTTTTAACTTCTATTAGTAGTGATCCTACAAAAAAGTATGAACATATATCACACGCATCGCTATTATTTGTGAATTATTATTACGATGCGTTTACCGAACAAAATGAAGATGAGTGGGATGATAGATTGTCTCATTGTGCATTACTGGATAATTGTATTATCGAACATAAATTAAAATTGTTCGGTTATATAGTTGATAGTAAATCATTATATGGTGGAAAAGTTCCACTGGAAAAAAATGATTTTGAATTGCAAAAATATACAAAAAAGGATGATTCAAAAGAAATGTATATTAAAACAGATAAAAAGATGATTGATAAAAATCTTATACATCACGAGAACATTTTATATGCTTTTTATGCTTGTATACAGTCAAATAAAAACGAATTGGTTCATAAGTTATATGATTTATATTATAAATTATATTTCATTTATTATGAAGTCATGAAAGAGAATGTTCACCCTATTCATATTTTAAATTCTGATAGAATAATTTTTATGTTAAAACTCGGTTTTATAAACGAATTTAAACAAAATGCTTATATTTTAGAATTAGCCAATATGGTGCCTCTCTATTCTGATATGAAAGAATCTGTTACATTTAATGCGTCTCATCAATATGGAGGTGTTCGTATATTAACTCGCAACAGAAATATTTCATTACGTGAGTTGCGTGTGATAAATAGAAATGATAATAAGGAATTAGCTGAAATGAGTAAAATAATAGAAGAAAAGAAAAAACTACGAAAAAAAATTAAGGATCATCTTGTAGATTCCAATGTAGTATCACAAGATACACCAGAAAGAGATGCAATTGAAATGGATGAAATGAAAGAAACATTGAGAAAACAGTTTGACATGGATATAGATAAAGATGATGAAATATTTAAATTAATGTTTGATAGCAATCAATATGTTGATATTTTAAATAAAAAGGAAGTATTACAGCAAATGAAGTTAGAATTATCGTCTACCCCTGAATTTATCATTACAGATTTATTATCAAGAAATAGTAGCGGAGAGAAATATTTACAGATGAAACAAACAATTCGCGAATGTGAGGAGAAATACCTGGCGTTAAAGTCTGTGAAAGAATTGCCAGATATAATTGATCTTCTGTTGTCAGTAGATGAACATATTTTATTTATAAAGGAAGCAGTAAAAATTAGTTATTTAAAACCCATTGCTACATACATAGAGAAGAAACATTTTTCGTCAATAGATTCGATAAAATCTGAAGAAGATGTTGTGGAATTTAAAATGACAATGATGAATAATTTAAATGATGTATTTGTGTATGTTACCAATATAGTAAATAGAATAGATTTAATGGGGGATGTATGTAATGTAAAATTAACTGATATTGATTATGAGTTAGAATCATTCGGAAAACATATTATTTACGATTCTATGTTTGAATTATTTAACACAATAAAAAAGGCACAAGAGAAGGTATTAGACTTACACGATAGACAATCCATTAATCAGATAGCTCAAATGATTTCAAGAATTGCAATGAAATATGCGTTAGGACGAAATGGTCATGCTTCTATGAAGATGTCGAAAGACGAATTAATAACATATATAAAAGAAGAGTCGGGTGAAAGTCCGTTAAATAGATTTAACAATGATTTTTTAAAACTACAAATGAATATTCTCTCTGTGTGGGCTTTGTATACAAATATAAATTTATTAGGAGAGTTTGTTGAAAAATCAGAAACGATATTCCCCGAGTTTACTTTGGAAAATATATCTAATTATAGCATCGATAATTATGATGATAATATATTGCGTGGGTTTATGGATATTATTCATAAACATAGCGAATATTCCGAAAAACGAATATATAATAATTTATTACAACGATTAATTGAACAACCAAAATTTGTAAATTCAAAGTTTGTTATCAATAATTCAGCTGATTTGACAAATGCGAAATTGTTACAGTCATCTGATAATGAAGAAGACGCAAATCAAATAAACTATTTAAAATCAAAATATTTCTGTCCATTGAGCTCGGTCATTGATGCACAAGTAACCTGTAATTTAAATATGGCCATAAATCGCGACGGAGCTGAATTTGGATCATTTCATTTTAAAATGACAAATATGAATAAATCACGTCATTATGAAGTTAAATCGCTGTATCAGGATCATTTGTATAACGATAAAAAAGATTCTCAATATTTATATTGTATTAATGAAATAAGTTTGAAAAACGAAGATATATATATTCCATTGACGTTTAATACTTATTTATATAATTTTAAACATAATGAAAATGATGATAATACATACGAAAAAATGATAAATAGTATGAAAGGTGCCGAATTGTCCGCACGGAATGTATATAAACTGTTAATTCATAAAATAACAAATTTAATAACAAACAAATACGACGGAACGTTTAAGATGCATGATATATGGAATTCAATTGAAACAACCGAATACAAAAATATTTTGAAAGTAAGCATTATTAAAAGTTCAGGTGATATATTTCAAGAAATGAATACTATCACAAAACATGGATCTTATACAGATGTAGAGAAGAACACAAGTCCTATTGTTAAAAATGCCAAATCATTATTTAACTCAAAATACGACGAGTTAGATAATTCTAAAAAAATAGTGAAATATAAATCTTCAGGCGATGCGTTGCGTGTTGGTGTTATGGGTGATAGACCGTCAGGGACACGACTTGCTTTTATTTTGTTAAATGCTACAGATGAAAGTGATATTAATGAACTATCTTTAGGAGGTTTCGTTAGTCCCATGGTTGGACTTAAAGTAGAAGCAGTGGAAGATGGTAAAGTGGTAACAAAAGTACAACGACATGTTGAATCTAAAAATACGCTATTAGTTAGTAGAAATATAGAAGAATTACGTAAATTATTACCAAGAGGTGGTAAAAGAAATAACAACAGAAAAACTCGCAAAAAAAAAAATTATTAATCTAATTTTTTCAAAACCATTTGCTTGGTAAATAAAAATTTATCCTTCTTGATTCTTCTACGTTGTAGATTACATTTTAAACAACTAATCAAAACATTATCTACATTATGTCCAATATAATTATTTATTCTGTCCAATGTCCATTGATTCATTTGACGATTTTCGATGTAATCAATTATTACTGGTACTTTACAGTAACAACATTTTAATTTACTCTCAACAATTTTTTCTAATACATAATCAAATGATACTCTATTAATAGTATCCAATCTATCTTTTTTAATGTCCTGTTGTATATATCCATTAATTTTTTGATGTATTAATTTATATAATTGTTTATATGGATAATTTTCCTTTAATGTATCATCTAAATACATAGAATTAATATTTTGTGATTCGCATGAATGCTGTTCTTGTTCATCAGAAAAAAACTGCTCTCGTTTGTTCGATTTTTTATTCTTAAAAACATTTGAGATTACTTTTTTCTCCTCCATTAATATTATATATATAAAGAAAATAGATTAGAATTATAATATCATTATAGTGTATAGATGGAAAAAGAAGAGTGTACCGAACTTAAAAATATACAATATCAAACTATGCTTTTAAGTGGTAACAAATTAAATAATGTAAGTTACACTGATATTACTAATGATAGAATTGACACGTTTCTTCAAAAGGAAAAAGAATTAAATTTAAATGAGTCATGGAATAAATTAGACAGAACCATTAAAAATAAAAGATTGTTAGACTATAGTAAGAAATTTATTGAAGATCAAAAATTAGAAAATGTAGATAGTGAAACATTATATTCATTTTTAAAAGGATGTTTGGATAAGAAGCGTTTATTGAATAATAAAGATGTAATTTATTCCAAAGATGATCAGGAAATTAGCAATATTCCGTCTTTGAAATTTAAAAATAATAAATTTGGTTTGGAGCGATGTGAAAAACGTGTATCTACTATAAAGTCATTAACTCCTATAAAGTCATCATTAAAGAAAAAATATTAAATGTAAAAATTGAAGTGTATAAAAACATTTTTATATAGTTTAAACAATGTTAAATAATATTATTAAACTGGAGGATATTACTGGGTTTATCAATACTTCAAAAGATACGATTGAATTAAGTAGCAATGATATTTATGATTTAATCGATATGTGCGGAAGTATCATAAATGATTATGTTTTGTTACATACTCTTTCATTTAGTGACCCACATTTTCATAATAATATTAAAGAAGCATGCTTTGAGTTATTATCATATCAATTTACGAATCTGCATATTGTTAACATTGATATTGAATTAAACTATGTGATAGAAAAAGCACATAATATCTATTTTTCAAAAGTTGCTCCGCAAAGATCTTTTGAATATACATTTATTAGGAAAGAACCGAATATTGAAAAAATGACGACAAAAATAAATTATTTACGAAACATTCCACAACCTGATCAGCGAACAACAGAATGGTATAAATATAGATACAATTTGATTACAGCAAGTAATGCTTGGAAGGCATTAGATAGTCAGAGTAGTATTAATAGTTTAATCTATGAAAAATGTAAACCATTGAATGTAGAGAAGTACGATAGTTTAAATACTGAAACTCCTTTTCATTGGGGACAGAAGTATGAACCATTATCTGTTATATTTTATGAGAAAAATTATAATACTAAGGTTGAGGATTTTGGATGTCTTCAATGTCAAAAAAATTATTTCTTAGGAGCATCTCCTGATGGAATTAATGTCGACGAATCGTCTGATTTATATGGTAGAATGTTGGAAGTGAAGAATATTGTGAATAGAGAAATTACTGGAATACCTAAACGTGAGTATTGGTGTCAAATGCAGATTCAAATGGGTGTATGTAATCTAAACGAATGTGATTTTTTGGAAACGCGTTTTGTTGAATATGAGGATGAACAAGCATTTAACGATGATGGTACATTTTTACGTTCAAATAAAAATGAGCACAAGGGTGTATTTATGTATTTTATTAAAGATAGAAAGATAACATATGAGTATCCTGAACTGTATATTAGCGAAGACGAATTTCATGAATGGGAGGATAAGATGATGGATAAGCATCATGATAAAATGTGGGTTAAAAACCTTTACTGGAGATTGGATCAGTTAAGTTGTGTATTAGTTTTACGGAATAAATTATGGTTTGATAAAGCAGTAATTCAGTTTGAGAAAGTGTGGGACATTATTGTGAAAGAAAGAATACATGGTTTTGAACATAGAGCGCCAGTAAAACGTGAAAAAAAATTAATTCCCCTTATTATTTCTCAAGAAAAAAGTACATGTTTGCTCAATGCAAATAAAATATTACAGATACAAAATAAAGATAGTGATGACGAACAGGATGATTGTGTTAATGAGTTACACACTACAGAAGAAGTTACAAAACCATTAGAACGATCACTATCTATTGATAGTAGTGATAGTGAAACAAAAATTATAAAAATAAGAAGCTTATCTTTAGACGAAACAAAATTAAAATAATAATTATACTTATAATATATATATAAATTATGAACTTGCAAATAGAAATTCCTGAAAATGTTAATTATGATACAGTTTCTTTGAATGATGCTTTAAAAAGTGCTTCGATAAAAAAAAATATAGATTATGTACCTTTACATGATATTTACAATAAGTGTACTAAGCAGGAAAATTTTTTATTTTTAAATAAGCACGCTTTGTTTTCAATAAATCCAAAAACAATACAAAAAGGAGATCATGTGCTATATACAAAAAATAATATGAATAAACCTGTTACTATTATAGATATTCATCATGATGATTATCCAAATACTTATTATACAATTAAATTTGACACCAAAGAGGAGAAACAAACAGTAGGTGATTATCTAAAACTAATAGAATATATTGATTTAGATGTGACACAAAAAAAAAGGAAACGAGAATTTGCTTCTTATAATATTGGAAATAATATGATCATTGCTGGTTGTAAATTTTTGTATTATGAAGATGATGATCATTTCACAAAAATTTATATTTTCGACGATGATTTTAAGAAGCATATTATTATTGCAAAAATTATGTGTGAAATATATTTTCAAAAAGAGGCGAATAATCTAAGTAAACCAGATAGATGTAATTTTTCAGTACCTAAAATATTCAATTATGGCTACATTAATACAGATAAATATGAAGGACAATTAGTGTTTTATTTAAGAATGGAAAATACGAAATGTATTCCATTTAACAATATTATCGACTTAAAATTAAATAATACAGTTGATTATCTTTCCAAATATATTAGATTGAAATACAAAGCTATTGGGATTAATGCGTGTTTAAAATGTAATGGATTTTATCATAATGATCTTCATAGTAACAACATTATGATTAATGATAAAAATGATGATATGTATATCATTGATTATGGAGAATCATCAAAAATTGACGATAATATATTAGGTTTTCAAGACCATAAATATTGTATTGATTGTCAACACGAAAAAAAATATTCAAAGTACTTTTTTTAAATTTCATATTCCATATTTTTAATTAATTCGTCTGTATATTTATTTTCAAACGTATTATTTTTTTGATGTACAATATCATTTTGAAGTCGTTTCGACATTTCATTTTCAATAAATTCTCCTTGTGGTAATGATTTATTGATAAATGATCTAATCTCATTCAACCATTTCAATGTAATATCTGGTTCGTCGACTACATCTATATCGCCATCAAGTGTAAGTATAGACAAATCATTTGAATTTATTAACCATTCTTCATGATAGTGGTGACATGTCTGAAGATATTGTAAAGGAATTGTTTCACCCTGTCTATTCCGTTTTATTACACGTTCGAATGCTGTATTGGGGTGTACTTTAACATAAATAATGTGGCTAATTGGCATATCTTCTGTAAACTCGTCGAACCATTTTTTGTATATTTTATATTCAATTGGTCCTATTTTATTTGTATCAAAAAGCATTTTTGCAAACACATTTGAATCAGTATATACACATCTTTCAGTAATAATTACTTTGGCTTTCCTATTTTTTATTGCTTGTTTTAAAATAGAAATGCGAGAAATATAAGCCATCATTTGAAATGGAAATGCATATTTATCTTGATCCTCGTAATATTTTTCCAGTATTGTTTTATTATCATTATCAGTTATTGTATTCCACACATCAACCGGTTCTTGAAGAAAATGTATATCGTTAGAATTATGATATAATTGTTTCAAGTTATCCACCAAGGTTGATTTTCCAGAACCAATGTTTCCTTCGATTGAAATAATAATGGGAGTTTGCATATCCATATTGTATTAATGTATAGATTTTATGTTTATATATATTGTTTCAATTTGTTTAATAAGTAAAATAAATAATAAAAATAATATTATTTATTTTCTACATTTTAAATATTTTAAATATTTATTCTGAATTAAAAAAATTTACACGACTACCAGATCCAAACGGAACAGGGTCAGAAGGATTTTCTTTTGGTACAGGCAATTTTTCATATACATTACCGCACATATCAGGAGGACTACATTTGCCATTCTCGGGTTGTTCCCAATGACGTTTGTTGTTTATTTCAGTTGAACCAGCAGGATAAACAGGATACATATCATATTGTTCATACATTGATAAATCAGAAACATTTGCGTTGTCTTTTTTTTTGTACCATCCTTCCAATAGTAGTTTATCTTGTTTACATGGGTAACCGCCTGGAGATAAACTTGTGAAATTTTCATACATTTTTGAGCCCAAAAATGAACTTACTACGACAGAAACTACAATGACAGTTCCTAAAATTAATAATAAATTAAACAATATTTTCTTCGTTCTGGAATTCATATATATATATTATTTGAATATTAAATAAAATGAAATTATGATAATGACTTAAAATTTCAGTAATATAATTAACTAAAATGATAAATTATGCCGATGAAATGCGTGTATTAAAACGAGATGGTAAATACGAGGAAATATCATTCGATAAAATATTAAAACGCGTCAAAGCTTGTGGAAAGAAGGATGATTTGAAAATTAATTATTCTCAATTATGTTTAAAAGTGATAGATCAACTTTTTGATGGAATTAAAACAACGCAAATAGATGAACTAACTGCCGAACAATGTGCGTCGCTTTCAACAAGTCATCCAGAATATGGTAAATTGTCAAGTAATATTATTGTGTCAAATCATCATAAAAATACACAACCATCTTTTTACGAAACTATAAAAATACTTCACGACTTTAAAGATGTTCATAAAAATAAAAGCGGATTAATTAGTAGCGAACTGTATACCATTGTGGATGCCAATAAAGAAAGTATTGAAAATGAAATAGATTATGATAAGGATTATTTATTTGATTATTTTGGATTCAAAACATTGGAACGGGCTTATTTAATGCGCGTAAATGGTATTATTGTAGAAAGACCACAACATATGTGGATGCGGGTTGCTATTGGAATTCATGGTAACGATTTAGAAAAGGCCTTTGAAACATATCATCTTATGTCTTCGCTCATATTTACACATGCAACACCTACATTATTTAATGCGGGTACGCCAAGACCACAGTTAAGTTCGTGCTATTTACTTAGTTTGGAAAATGATAGTATTACAGGGATTTACGATACATTGAAAGATTGTGCGTCTATTTCAAAGTGGGCAGGTGGTATTGGTCTTCATATTCATAATTTGAGAGCAAAAGGGAGTCATATTCGCGGTACAAACGGGACATCAAATGGTGTAGTTCCCATGCTGCGTGTATTTAATACCACTGCACGTTATGTTGACCAAGGAGGTGGAAAGCGAAATGGAAGTTTTGCTATTTATATGGAACCATGGCATAGTGATATTATTGATTTTTTGGATTTACGTAAAAATCACGGGGACGAAGAAATGCGTGCTCGTGATCTTTTTTATGCTCTTTGGATTCCCGATTTGTTTATGGAAAAAGTGAAATCAGATAGTGAATGGTGTTTGTTTTGTCCTGATAAATGTCCAGGCCTTTCTGATTGTTATGGTGATGATTTTAAAGTCTTGTATGAAAAATATGAATCAGAAGAACGCTACAATGTGAAAATGAGTGCTCGCAAATTATGGTTTGCTGTTTTAGATAGTCAAATGGAAACAGGTACCCCATATTTATTGTATAAAGATGCCGCAAATAAAAAATCAAATCAAAAAAATATTGGTACTATTAAATCATCGAATTTGTGTACAGAAATTATTGAGTATAGCGATGATACAGAAACAGCTGTATGTAATTTGGCAAGTATTGCTCTTAGTAAATTTGTAAAGTCTGACAAAACATTTGATTATGATAAATTATGCGAAATATCTCAAATTATTACACACAATCTTAATAAAATTATTGATGTAAATTTTTATCCTACTCCAAAAACAAAGAAAAGTAATATTCGCCATCGTCCTATTGGAATCGGTGTTCAAGGTCTCGCTGACACCTTTGCATTAATGGATATTCCGTTTCACAGTGACGAAGCAAAAGAAATTAATAAATTAATATTTGAAACAATTTATTATGGAGCACTTAAAATGTCAAATAAGATATCAAAAGAACGTTCAGAATTGTTACTTACATTGGGAGGAAGAAGATATGACAATGACGGTTTGCTTAATTATGTAAATGAATATGAAGTTCATATGGCTGATAATAATGATTCGTTTTGTGGAGCCTATAGTACATTTAAGGATTCACCTGCTTCGCAAGGAGTTCTTCAATTTGATATGTGGAATGTTATACCAAGTGAACGATATAATTGGGACGAACTCAAAAGTGATATTAAAGTATATGGATTACGTAATTCGTTATTGTTGGCTCCAATGCCTACAGCAAGTACAAGTCAAATTCTTGGAAATAATGAGTGTTTCGAACCATTTACAAGTAATATTTATACACGACGTACATTGGCTGGCGAGTTTGTTATTGTTAATAAATATTTAATTTCTGATTTGCTGAGAGAAAATATGTGGAATGAAGATATTAAAAACAATATTATTGCTAATAAAGGAAGTATTCAATATATAGATGGTATTAGTGAACATTTGAAGAAAAAATACAAGATAGTTTGGGAAATACCAATGAAACATTTGATTGATATGGCTGCAGACAGAGGAGCTTTTGTTTGTCAAAGTCAAAGTCTAAATTTGTGGTTGGAAGATCCATCATATAGTAATTTGACATCCATGCACTTTTATAGTTGGTCAAAAGGTTTGAAAACAGGTATTTATTATTTGCGACGTAAACCTAAACATCAACCTCAACAATTTACTATTGCGCCTTCTAATAATAAAGAAAATAAACAAGATGAACCATGTGAAATGTGTAGTGCATAAATTATAAAAAATAATATTATATAAATATAATATATAATATTAACTAATGAATAAAAATGTAATTAATATTACACAAAAAGCATTCGAAAAAATGAATATAATATTACAAAAATCTAATCATCAGAAAGGTTTTATATTTGGAATTACATCTGGTGGATGTAATGGATTTAATTTTAATTTGAATTTAATAACAGATGAAGAATTAAAAAAAATAGAAAAAATGAAGCCAAGTATTATAGAAGATAAAAAGGTCAAAGTATATATTGATCCTATTGCTGAAATGCATGTTATTGGTACAACAATTGATTATGTAAAAGAAGATTTCAACAAAGGAATATTTGAAAGTAAATTTATTTATAATGTTGATAAAGAAAAAGCCTCTTCGTGTGGCTGTGGTGTTTCTTTTATGCCTCGAAATTTATAAATAAATTTTTATTTGTTTATTGAAATTTTTATTTTTTTCACAAAGATCTTCGTTATAAATAACTTTGTGAAAACATCGCAAACATACTAAAATATCTACATATGCATTATGTAGATTGTTTGGTTCACCTCCAAATAATCTTTCATGTAGCTCAACCAGTTTTGGATACTTAAAATAAGTATCTCCATGTAAATTAATCTTTTCAATCTTACACACATTTGCTCCATTTTTCATTGTACAATAACATTGAGTTTTATCGAAATCCAGTTTTACCTTATTTCTTAGTCCTTCTACTAATAGCATCTTTTTATCAAATTGTAAATTATGAGCCACAACAAAATCACTATTTTCCAAACATGCTTGAAAGATTTTTAGAATATGTTTCATTTCATAGCCCTGGTGTTCAATTTTTCGTCGTGTAATTCCATGTATACCAATACTCTCTTTAGAAATTTCAACCTCTTTAGGTATTTTAATTAAATAGTCCTGATTTGTAATTATTTTATTTTTTTCCGTGTCATACATTATATAACTTAATTGAAGTACATGTGGCCACATATATGTTTGGTATATTGTTGGATTATCCTTAGGTAATCCAGTTGTTTCAGTATCAAATACAAGAACCTTCATTATTATTAGTATTATTAATAATATTAATAATAAGCTTATCAATTTTATTTTAATAAAATAGAAAATAACTGTTTTAAAAATACTTTCATATATTAATATAATATGAATGATTCAAAATATAATTATTATAATCAACAATCATGGTTAAAAAAAGAAGATTTAAAATTTCTTGCAGGTGTAGATTCTGTTCATGATTTTAATGATTCACGTATTCAAACTAATGATAATCCTGATTGGATGAGAGAACATACATTGAAATATTTAGTCTTGAATTTGTATAAATTGTCAGGTGATAGCATTCCAGGGGGGAAACAAGATTTTAATACTCTATTATCCAGTTGGTTAAAAACATCATTTAACAAAAATAAAAGTGTAACGCCCTCAAATGTAGAAGCGCAAACAATTGATTATTTGGAGCAAGTGTATTCTGAGGATTTATATAACGATAAACGCTTACAAATTACATATAGAAACATCATAGATGATTTTAATTCAGTTAAAAAAAGTTCTGGGTTAACATCAAATCAAGAAATTTTAAAAAAAGTGATGGAAAAATATAAAAAATATAATATTCTTGAAATTAATGTTGATTCAAAATCTGGCGAAAGTGTTTACTGGAACTCATTTTCTGAAGTAGAGAGAAAACATATTGGAATATTTATTTTGAATTTTTATATGTTGAATGCTTCAGGAGAAGCTAATTTGAATTATATTACACCTTCTTATTTATCATTTGATGCAGGCGCAACTGTACTAACTAAACGTGTATTTACAGGTATGGACCAGGTTAAAAATTTGGTAACTCCATTAAACTTGGCTGATTCAGCAACAGTTAATACTCAATTATTAGTTGGTGATGAAAAGAAAGCATATAAAAGTGTAAAAGGTCCTGATAAATTTGTATATTATTTTCCTGATCATGGTGAAAATAAATATAATTATACAAGTAATGTTATGACATATCCAGATACGAAAATGTGGTTAACAACTAATCCGAATATTGATATTAATACATACAATCATGAAAATAGGTATCAGTTTACATTAAATGTTCAAAATAAAAACACTAAAAAACCTGTAGAAGTAAATTTTAACAAGGGTGGTTCAGGACCAAGTGTGTTATACTTGGCTACGTTAGTTTCAAATGATCATGCAACTGGTACAGACAAAAAAAACTACGAGAATCCTGTATCAGGAACAGACGTGATATCAATTAAAAACAGCGCAGTAACATCTCAAAAAGAATTATATAGTGCATTAATTGATTTAAAACGTACTGGTGATTGGGAACAATGTAATGCTTGCCATCATGCAAATACTACGAAATTTAAAACAAGATGTATTATGTCAACATTAGATAGATTGTGTGCTTTTTATTCAAGAGTTATTCGTCAAAATACAATTTATAATCAAGCTGATAATTTAAAATTATTTAGATTTTCACAAAATTTATCTCCTGAAGAATTGAGAACAGCTCAAATACAAGATATTAAATCAAAAATGGCAACAAATATCGAAAATATTGAAGCAATTAATAGTCCTTTCAAGGATTATTTTGATAAGATTAAAACACGTTTCGTTAAGATGACTGAATCAATTGAGGGCGATACAGGTAAATTATCAACACCACCAACAGGTAAAACAATAGAAATTGATACATTAATAAATGAAATTTCTGAAATATTATATGTACAAACATATCACGAATTAAAAAAAGATTATGAAGAGTTTCAACAAAATTACAAAACTATGATAAACATTAGGAAAATTATATATGAAGGGACAATGTTAAAAGATCAAAAAACATTTCCTACAACGTTTCCACCTAAGTTTGAAAGCTGGAATACTCCACAAAATAAAAATATATTATATTATTGTTATAATGTACCAGATGGTAATGCTCAAACACAAAAATATTTAAAGAATTTTTATGATGCTTATTTTTTAAAAGATTATAAATATGTATTGGGATTTTTGAGTCATTATACTGATAAATTTACAAGTATAACTAATCTTGGAAATAGTTTATCATTAACAAACAAATTTACCGAAGGCAGAGGTGAAACAATTCCAGCAATCGAATTTGGTTCTTATTCATTTGTTGAAATGGAATCATTGAAGAAAAAATTAGTCAATCTTAAAACATTTATACCAGATGGAAGAAGAAATACTGATAAAAATATATTTGTTGATGTTTTAAATGATGATTTTTTTAAGACAATCAAAAAAATAAGTGAATCTATTAAAATAGACAGTGAACTATCAACAACAGGACACGATGACATAAAAAAAGAAATTACAATAGATGATATCATAAACGAAATTCCAGAAAAACCTGAATTACCACCACCACCTTCGGGTCCGCCATCGCCACTCCCTTCGGATCCACCATCGCCACCCCCTTCGGATCCACCAAGTTTTTCAAAAGGTGTATTAAAAATGTTAGAAGAAAATCAGGAGAAATATAGTACAATTATAAATGCAACACGACCAACACGTTCGTCGACACCAAGATTACATCGTCAAATATCTCGTTCTTTTTCAAGAACACGTTCACAGCACGGAGGAGGTGGATCTAAAACAAATTTAAAACAGAAATTAATGGATGTGTATGAATATTATACTGGTAGGGTTGGAAATCAAAGTTTTGTGGAAGAATATAAAGGAAATATGGTAGATTTTAATAAAGATGTACAAAACGATTTACATGTACTATTATATGGTACTGGACAAAGTGGTGGACAAATTGGTGGTACAGGTGATGATGACAAGTTAATTGATACTATTGACCAAAGTATTGTAAATGAAAATGTTGGATTATTAGATTTTCAAATTTTTTCAAACTTTTTTACTAAGGGAGCAAATATAATTGGTGATTATATTGATAGTAAAAAAGACGATGATAAATGTTTAAAAGATTTTAAAAAAACTATTATCAGTATTAACATTAGCGATTGTACTGGTGATTTTAAGTTTCTTTTAAGAAATAATTTGAAATATATTTATGATTTCTTGCCTATTTTATATGTTCGCGTTTTTATTTACTCAAAAATAATAGACTACATAGAAAGGGAAGTAAATGATGATCGATTTGACTGGAATTATACTATTGAACCTTATCGTGAAAAATTATCGAGAAGCCAAGAAGGAAATAAAAATAAATATGTAACAATACCACAAATAAGAAAAGATATATTAGATGGTATTGACATCTACGTAAAACTAAAAATAGATGAAGAAAAAGAAGATATTGAGGTTAGAAAAGCTTTCACTGATACATCATTATATGAACTAATTAATAACTTTGTTAGTAAAGATATAAATTTTACAAGAGATTTATTAATGGATCAAAATGATGACCACAATGGATACATTTATGTAAGTCCTACCAAAGGATTTAATATACCAGGTCTAAGTAAAGGATTATATGATTTAATGACATCTCTTGTTTGTATAACTGGATTATTAACTATTTTTGATTTTTATAAGGTGGATCAAACTACTTATCCACTTATTGGAAAAAGAGATAACGATAATGAATTTGCAAAAGAATTGTATAAAATATATTTAACAAATGGAAAATCATCTACTACTATAATTGACACCAGTATTGTTGAAAATATGAGTAAAATATTTATTGATTCATTGGGTTCAGCGAAATCAATTATTACAGGTTTAATAGGAACATTAGTGACATCAGATATAGATTTCGAAACTTTGATTGCTCGAATTTATGTATTTTATAATGATATTCATATTGGTTATTTGAAATATTTATCTCCCAAAGATGAATCAAAATCATGTTTTATAACTGAAGATTCAAAGTCAACTGGCGGAGCAAATAGTATTCAAAAAGGTGGATATAAATGTGGAATGTCATCTCCTCTTAGCAACTATTTTACTCAAGTACATGTTTTAGGTGATGGAAATTGTTTTTACCATACCTTGGTTAAAGCAGCGGAAAAAGGATTATTGGGTGATGCTAATAAAGGCAAAACTCATGTTCATTTCAGAAAGGAAATATATGATTATATGAAAAATAAATATGATAGTGATCTTGAATATCAATCTCTTATTAATCCTTCGCAAGGAAATAATTATATAGACAAACTACAAAATCAAGGTTTTTATGCTGGTAATTTTGAAATAGCTGCAGCTGAAGAAAAATATGATATTAATATCTGGGTTTATCAACAACAACTTGATAATAGTTATAGATTAACAATAAGCCCTGCATTTGATGAACATGGTGATATTATGTATCCTGAGCGTAAAAAAGTTTATATTTACCATTGTAGTGAGCGTAGTGGAGCAAAAGGAAATCATTATGAATTATTATTATTAAAAGATGGAAAAAGTGCACCAACAAATGAAGACTTACAACCAATCGCACAATCAATACCAGAATCAAGATCTAAGAAAGAAGTAGGTTCTAAAACACCAACAATACATAAGCAATCACCAAAAACAAATATTCAGCTAAAAAGGGAAGAAGCATCCATTATTAATAAAGAAGCAATAGAAAAAGCAACTGAATCACAAATTAGAGAAAATACATTATTAGACAGAGTTGATGATAGTGATATTTTTAAAAATTTTTACACAGAAAATGGTCAAGGTATTCGAGATCCTATTACTAATATTTATGAAACATTAGAACATAACCCAGGTTTTAAATTATTTAAATTAAAAGACAATGAATATTCCGAAGGACTCAAATTTTTGTTTCGCAATTCATTCATTCATATTTACTTATTAATTAAACACAATTTTGAAAATAAACCTGAAATTTCTAAAGACGGATATGTTGAGTTTATTCAAGGTGGATCAAATGACAATAATATAGAGAAAACATTAATTAATTTAATTAGTTAATAATACATAATTTAATTATAATGAATAATTAAATGATGTTTTTGTATGGTTTCTTATTTTGTCTTTATTTAGCAAGAGCTATGGAAACAGTAGAGTTCAATACAACCAATAATATTGTTTTAAAAGGAGAAGTGAACTCCAAAATGGTAAGTAATTTTATTTATGATCTAAATAAAAAAACTAATAAATCAGACGTGTATGTTTATTTAAATACTAACGGTGGGTCAGTACACGAAGGAATGAAAATTGTATCTGAAATTAATAAATATGGATCAACATGTATTGCCGAACGCGCATATAGTATGGGATTTGTTATACTTCAAGCATGTAAAGAAAGAATGATATTGCCTCATGGTAGTATTATGCAGCACCAAATTTCACTGGGTGTAATGAATGAAAAGGGTAAAATAGATCAATATATGAAATATATAGATCAAATAGAAGATGAAATGACGAGAACACAGGCATTAAGAGTCGGATTATCATCGGAAGAGTTTGCATTGAAAACTATGAATGAATGGTGGTTGTATGGTGAAAAAGCCGTTACAAATAAATGTGCTGATAAAGTAGTGAACGTAGAATGTACAAAAGAGTTGACAAAAAAGACTTATACGGAAAAAAAATATGGTTATACATTTACCTATTCTAAATGTCCGTTGGTATCTGATGAAATCGACAAAAAGAAAAATAAGGATGATAACGATAATGAATTTCCATTTTATTTTATGTAGTTAATAGATTATTGGTTTCAGCATTTTTACAAATACCGTATGATTTTCTATGCCATTCTGTAACGCCATGTTCGTGAATTCCTTCAATATGTTTTTTTGTACCATAGCCTTTATTTTTATCAATATTATAACGTGTAATTAATTCAGGATGTTGTTCACATAATTCTTCAATATATGTATCTCTCCCTACCTTTGCAAGGATGGAAGCAGCAGCAATAGAAGCGTATTTATTATCTCCTCCTTCAACACAGAAATGTGGTACTGATTTGTACCGCATTACAGAAGAATCAAATTTAGTATATGGTTTAAAATTATTTCCATCGACAACTAAACATGATACTTCGTGATCATTTTCTAAAATATTATGAACCGATTTATGCATAGATTTAAAGGTAGCTTGTAATATATTAATTTTATCGATTGCTTTTTCATCTTCGTAAGTTACAGACCAAGCAATAGCGTTTTCCTTTATGTATTCAGCTACTTCTTTAATTTTTTTCACTGAACTAAATTTCTTACTATCTTTCATCCATTCGTAATGAAAATCGTCACTATCTTTAGGTAAAATTACTGCAGCTGTATACACTCGTCCGAACAGGGGTCCTCTTCCTGCTTCGTCTATTCCTATTTCATAATGTTGATTATTATTATTGAAAACTCTTTCTAAGCATTGATGTGTTTTTCTTTTTTTCACAGTCTCCATATTATTTGTATTATATTTACATAAATAATATGAAATCAATTCTTTTTAAATTTTTTCCTTATATAAATTATACAATGAAACTGAAAGCAATACATTTATTTTTAATAATATTAGTAGCATTATTTTGTGCTTGTTGTTTAGGAACTGTCATTGAAGGGTATACACAAAATACCGTAGAAAATAGTGATGGTGATAGTGCAACAGTATATACTGGCAAACATGGAAATAAGGCAGTAGTTACCAATGAAAGTGATAATAGTGATAATAGTGATACAAATACTGTTTACGGTCCTGGTGGCGGATCGGCGACAACTACAGAAGGTCCGTATGGAGCTCAGGTCGCAAAAGTTACAGGTCCTGCAGGTAATTCAGCAGTAGTTGCAAATCCAAATGGTGTTGCGCGTGCTCAAATTCCTCCTGGTGATGAGGATTTATATGTATTAAAATCTAAAATTGTTCCTCCTGTATGTCCAAAATGTCCTACAGTGTGTCCAAATACGCGTACAGAGGCCCCTCCTCCTTGTCCACCATGTGCGCGTTGTCCTGAGCCTGCGTTTGACTGTAAAAAGGTACCCAATTATAGTTCTAACAATGATAGATACTTACCGAAACCAATGCTTACTGATTTTAGTACTTTTGGTAGTTAAATAATTTAATTATAAATAATATGTTTATAATTAAAACAATGATTATTTTAACAAGATTAATAATGATTATGAATAAATCTAAATTGATATCTGTAATTTGTATTACATTATTATTTACTATATTGTATACATTTTGTAGTGATGATGAATTTAATGGTATTGAAAAATTATCGCAGCATGTAAAGAAGATTGCAAACAAAGGTAAAATAAATGATGAAAAATATGATAAGACGATTATAAAAAATATATTTGAAAAATTTTATTTTAGTTTAATTACTATGAGTACTATAGGTTATGGAGATATATATCCAAATTCATTTAAAACACGATTATTAGTAACGTTACAGACATTTTTATTAATTATAGTAACATTTACATAAAATGCTTATTAATTGTTTGATACACATCTAATATCTTTCTTTATACGTTTAAAACTGTTATTATGCCATTCACATAATTTTCTTATTTGAGAATCGTATGTAGTACAATCTTTTGATAATACAGATTCTGATAAAATGGGTACCATTGTATCCATTCCACATTCATGACATAACATTGTATCGTTATTCGTTTTAATAGTATTATTGGTGAGATACGCATATATTTGGATGCAATAAACGCAGGCGATCTCGACAACGCCATGATTTTCCAAGTGAACCAGAGTTTTGTTATAATTATTAACTGTCTCGTTGTAATAATCAATCATCCTTTATAAGTGTATAATAATAATATTATATATTTTGGAGTTCATTTTTTACATTATTAAACATTCTAAAATATCACAACTATCTGATGATTTATAACTTTTTGGCTCAATGTAATTCTCATTATCATTATTATACCAAACCATTGCTGATTTCAATTTCACGATTGTACCATTATAATCATACACTTTGTGATTCTCTCCACGTATTTTAATATCGTCCTCTCTATTTAATGCTTTTTTGATCGGTATCTTTTCCATGTAATAAATGATTTAAACATGTGTTTAAATTATTTATTTGTATATTTAAAATTCGCTTCCAGCGATTGTTCTGTTTCCTCCACGTTGATTCAAATATTGCGACTGGTTAGATGAGATGCATGCGCATCCTGTGCTTGTTGTATATGTAGAAGGACAACATTCGGGTTTAAATTTATTATCTCTGAACATAAGCATGGTATCCTGTAAAGGGACTGGTGTACCTACATTCGTTTTTTGGCTTTCCAATATACTTTCATAACCCATACCACCAGCATATTCTTTGGCTTTGTTTGACCAGCTATTATCTGAATCACTCATAATTTGATCATTTAAACCAGACATGTTGCTCAATCCTTCTTTAGCTGCATAAGAAGCTTCACCAAACGATAATTTACAACAAGAACAAGTTGTAAGCATCAAAATTAGCGTACCTAAAATAAGACATAATAATATGATTTCTAATCTCACGACTTGACCAAGTACTTTTAATTCCATTATATACATATTTAATAGATTAAAAAATATTTATAATGATAATAAATTTGGAAGCTGATTAGATAAAAATCCATCTAACGCGCCATTATAATCATAGAATATACAGTCATTAATTTCAAATTTACCTTTATCGGTAATTAAATGATATAATTTTTTTGATGATTTTATATTTTTTTTGATGATTTGATTATTTAATGTATGTAAAATTCCTAAATTAGCATTGTATATTTGCAAATTTGGTGCTCCACGAATTTCTGTAATGTTATTATTATTATTATTATTATTATTATTACTAAAAAAATATGAAAATTGTTCAATGTCATTGCCTTGAATTTCAACAATACCTAAAACGATCTCATTATTCTTTAATTTATCTAACATACGAATATCGCTTATTTTTTTGAATGAACCATTGTGTAATTGTATTTTCGTCCTTTTATTAAATCCACTTTCTAAATTTTTGTGAATAAATTGCGTAGTGTTAATGTATTTTTCACTAATATGAGATTTACAGTTGGATTTTAATTCATTTAATTCTGATTTTGTTATTTCATCCCAGTCAGTAAAAAGAATATTGTTTAAGGTGATATATTTGGTATTAGTACTAAAGCAATAAATAAATTGTTCGTTAAAATTATTCAATTTGACAGCTTCAGAATGTTCTGATACAGGTATCATTTTTTTATTATGAATAACTTTATGTTCGCCGCTAACGATAACATTATTTAAATTATACATAGTGTGTCCTTTTGCATTAATTTTCATTATGGCTGTTACAACAGAATCATCTGATAAAACAGTTCCTACTTTCAAATCTTCGATTAATATATTTCCATTACTCGTAGAAATTACCGTATTTTTAGAGAAACATCCAGGTTTACTGGGTAAACCTGGCAAGGAGAGATCAAATGCTCTCCTTAAAGCATCTGAAATCATCCCTAACGGGATTGCAATAGCAACGAAGATAACTGTCATAGCAATAGCTATACCCCATGTTACAGGAATTGCCCAAAACGTAACAACCATTGCAGCAAGAATTATCAATAAAATTACACAAAATTCGAAAAAAGCGCCAACAGATGACTTCATAGTATAATATGTCCCGATAGCAACGTATAAGCCAGATGCTAATATACCTTGAACTTTTCCGAATAAATCGTTGATACTCATAAATATTTTTTGAAGAGGTATCATAATGTTTAATATCTTTCCCATTAAATCTTCAGCAATGGCTTTAATTTTTACTCTAATTAAATTAAACATTTCTCTAATTTTGTTAATAGATTCATTCATCATATTGAAAACACTAAGCATAACTTCTACAAATAGATTAATGGGTAGTAAAAAATAACCAGTAATTTTCTGAAGTATACCTTGTGTACATTGTGCGAAATTATCATTTGTATATTGAAATGCTGATACACCTGGAGGAGGATTTATCAATCCAGCAAACGGCATAACACCAGGACTACATCGTTGGTTTACCCAGTCAGCTTTTATAGGTTGAAGATTAATCATAATATTCAAATATGATATTAATAAAAAGAAAGTTATTACGATAATACCTGTCATAAGCATTGAGCCTCCATATTTTTCTGAAAAGCCAGCTTTTGTATATAATGAATCTAATGATCTGAATATATTTGCCATACCTATATTGTGTTTGGAAAATATAAAAGTAATAATTTACTTAAGATCGGCAACCATTTCAGGGGTATCGTCATAATCCCAGAATATATGCTCACCAATATGAATTTTGTTATCAGATGTAATTAAACATGAAAGTTCTTTTGTATTATTCTCGCATATTGTTGCATGTTTATAATTTCGCACATAATCAAATTTATCACCATTAAATACTAAATGTGAACCAGTAACATAAATTGGTTCCCCTTTCTCTCCATTTGGTATTTTATAAAGATTATCAGCATAGGTAGAATTATCATCTAATGTATTTTTAATTCTTAATGTGCCAAGAATAGTGCTTCCATTTTTTAATACATCTCCTAAATTTAAGTCTTTCATTTTTTTAAAAGTATTATTTTTGAGTTTTAATATAGTATCTGGATGGAAACATAATGCGCGTAACATCCCACCAGGCGGTCCATTCCACATTCCTTTCATTGTTTTTATGGAACCGTCTAACATAAACATCATTGTTGCCATGACACCAGTTAGTTTTCCAACTAAATCAATAATACCAATAGTTACTTTTTGAAATTCGATCATAATATTCAAAAAAATACCATAAATAGATTCGACAATGTTTTGAACAAATGTTCTAACAAAGTGAAACATATAACGGATCGCATTAATAGCCTTTTCAAATTTACCAGCCAAACCACCCATAATAGTAAGAGAATAATTAACAGGCATTAATAAATAATCCATGAATCCAGACTGCATATTTTGTACACAAAATGTAAAATTTTCGATAGGATCTATATTACCCAATGATTTTGAAAATGGCATAACTGATGGATTACATCTATAAACAGGCCAGTTGTCTTTTATATTCTGTACATTTACTACTAACACATTGAAAGTAACTAAACCAATAAAAACGATAATAATTAATAATGTTAACCCAATGTCAGATGATCTCATATTAAATTATAATGTTATTTTATATTTTCCATTCTATGCTTAAAATATAAAATTATTTTTCATCTAAACATTTTATTAATGTTTCTTACTTTTACGCTTTTTTCGTGTATTTTTCCTTTTCCTTTTGAGCGACTTTCTTTTTTTGGTAGTCCTTTTTTTGTATACTCGCTTCTTTCCTCCTCTACGTTTAGAACATCCAATTTGTGATGTATTTTTATTTTTGTTTCTTCCACCACCTTTGCCTACTTTATTGTCAAATTCGGCATTTGCATCGGATTTTGTTAATGTTCCTGTACCTTGTTTTGTATTTGCATTTGCATCTACAGGACCAGCAGGATTAGCAGCAGTAGTTGGTTGAGGAACAATAATTGTTCCTGGAGCAGGTTGATCTCCTCTACCTCCTTTATAGTTTTTTCTTTTTTTATATCCAGCCTTTTGATTATTTGCGTTTTGTTCATTTGCAGCATTTGTTGTCCTCATTTGAGCACTTTCTTGAGGTGTTCTTGCTCCAGGCTCTAAACCATATTGTTTATGTGAAGGTATAGATTTAGAAGTGTCGACTGTCATAATATAAATATAGTGCGATAAAAAATTTAAAAATAAATATATTAGATTATTTAAATGAATAGCGAACAAAAACAACAACTAAAAAAAATGATTGAAGTTAATTCAGTTGAAGATCATACTGATTTAATTAGAGAATCAAAAAATAGCGAAAAAATTTTTAACGATATTCAAACAATGTTAATATTAAAAAAACGCTATCAAAATATGAACAACGATTCTGATGAAAAACAACAACTTTTCGAAAAAGAATGTACATTTTTATACACCAATTTTAAGTATTTATATGAAAAATTATACAAAGATCAGTTGGATTTACATATTCTACAACAATTGTTACAGATTTTAGCTAAAATTGAGAATAACGAATTAGATCAACATACTGCTTCTTTTGAAGTAGGTAAATTTTTGAAACAAGTATATGTTGACAGTGCTATAAGTGATGAAAAAAGAGAAGTAAAAGATGTAAAATGGAATGATTATAAATTAATTTCAGAATTTAAAAAATAATTGAAATGATAATAAACCTATTATTATAATTACAAATAATGACGCGTTTGGTAATTGTAGAATCACCAGCAAAATGTGGAAAAATAGAAAGCTTCTTGGGAGCTGAATATAAATGTATTGCTAGTTTTGGACATATTCGAAAATTAGCAACTTTACAAAATATAGATATTCAAAATAATTATAAACCTACGTACGATATAGACGAACGAAAGCAACAACAAATATCCAAAATGCGTAAATTAATTGATTCGAGTAGCGAAATTATATTGGCTACTGATGATGATAGAGAAGGAGAAGCTATTGCATGGCATATATGCGATATGTTTAACCTACCTGTAACAACAACGAAACGAATTGTATTTCATGAAATTACGCAATCGGCAGTTGTTAATGCAGTCCAAAATCCTGGTATTATTAATTTAGATATGGTTTATGCTCAACAAGCGCGACAGATATTAGATTTGTTAGTTGGATTTGTATTATCGCCTGTATTATGGAAATATATTTCAAGAAATTCTAAGCAAGGTCTTAGTGCTGGAAGATGTCAATCCCCTGCATTAAAAATAATATATGATAATCAAAAAGAAATTGATAAATGTCCAGGTAATATTATTTATAACACATCTGGATTATTTACTTCTCAAAATCTTCAGTTTACATTAAATGAAACATATGAAACACCAGAAAAAGTAGAATCCTTCTTAGAAGAAACGGTAAATCATGATCATCTATTTACCAAAGAAAAATCAAAACAAACGTTTAAAAATCCTCCTATTCCGTTTATTACAAGTTCGTTACAACAAAAATGTAATAGTGAATTACGTATTAGTCCAAAAGAGACGATGAAAATATGTCAAAAATTATATGAAGGTGGTTATATTACTTACATGAGAACAGATTGTGCTGTATATAGTAAAGAATTTATTGATAACGCATCAAAATACATTACAGACACATGGGGGAAGGAGTATGTTAAAAGTGATGTGAATTCTCTTTCGGAACGCTCGGAATCGAAAAAGAAAACGAAAAAGAAAAAGGAAGAAACAAAAGCACAAGAAGCTCATGAGGCTATTCGTCCAACAAATATTAAGGTAGTTTCTATAGACGATAGTGATTTTTCACCTCGCGAGAAAAAATTATATAAACTAATTTGGACTCATACGTGTGAAAGTTGTATGGAAAAGGCTACATATAATAGCATATCTTGTTCTATTACAGGAGCTCTGAATACAAAATTCAAAATGAATACAGAACAGGTTGTGTTTCCAGGATGGAAAATTGTAGATGGGTATGAGAAAGAAAATAAACATTATTATTTTGTTGAGAAGTTGAAAAACGATAGTATTGTTACATATAATAAGGTAACATCAAAAACATCGATTAAAAATTCGAAATCACATATTAATGAGGCAAAGTTAGTACAATTGTTAGAACAGCATGGAATTGGACGGCCTTCTACCTTTTCCAGTATTGTTGACAAAATTCAGGAACGAGATTATGTAAAGAAATCAAACGTAGAAGGAAAAAAAATTATGTGTACTGATTTTGAATTAATCGATTGTGAAATTAATGAAATGAAAGATAATAAAACATTTGGTGCTGAAAAAGATAAGCTTATTATTCAACCATTGGGGATTATGGTAGTAGAATTTTTGGAAAAGCATTTTCATAATGTTATTCAATATGATTATACTAAGAATATGGAAAATTTGCTGGATGATGTTTCGAAGGGTAATTATATTTGGCATCAAATTTGTAATACCTGTTATAATGAGTTACAGGAATTAATTGAGAATATAGGAGATAGTGAACAACGTCTGCAGATTAAAATTGATGATAAACATGTTTATATGGTGGCTAAATATGGACCTGTTATTAAATGTACACAGAACGGAGATATATCATTTAAAAAGGTAAAACCTGATTTGGATATGGACAAACTCCAAAAAGGTGAATATACCTTAGATCAAATAATAGACAAATCTACCAAAAGTGGGAAACATTTGGGTACGTATAAAAAAGAGGAAATATATTTGAAAAAGGGTAAATTTGGGTTGTATATTGAATATGGTTCTGAAAAGAAATCGCTGAAATTTATTAGCAAAGAAGAACATGAAATTACAATTGATGATGTAATTTCATATATAGAAAAATCTAAAGATGTTATTTTAAAATTAAGTAATAAGTGTTCTATTCGACCAGGTAAATATGGCCCATATATATTTTACAAAGTAAAATCTGACTCCAAGCCCAAGTTTTTAAGTTTGAATGGGTTTAAAAGCGCTTTTGGTCAAAGTGAGATAGAAAGTGTTATGGAAGATGTCAGCGACGAGGATGAATTAAAAGAATGGATTGAAAAAAAACATAGTATTGTTGTTTAAATTAATGAATATTTCTTATTTTCATATTTTTTTCCTGATCAGATAAAACTGTACCAAATTCAATGGTAAAATTAATATCGCTACTACCAAAATCAACTACTGTTCCATCATGAAAACGGAATTTTACTTTCAGTTTTTGTACACGTTCTTCTAATTGATTAGAAAATAACGTAATTGTTTTAATATCATCTCCTGGAATATTTATATAATGTTTATTTGTTGCGTTTGGCATGGATAATTTTGCAAAATAACTGTTAGTACGACCTCCATAATCACCTGTTGGTATATGATTAGTTGCAAAGGCATTGCGTTGTTTAATATTGTTTGTTCTATTACTACTATCTAAACCTCTTTTATATGATAGTGTATCAATAGCTCCACCTGTATTACATGTTTCATGTAAATTATTATATTTGTCACTATTAGATTTTAGGTTATGTGTAATATTAGATGATGATGTATTATTTACATGAGGTACAAGTTCATCACTATTATTATATTTATCAACTTCCATATAAATAGTTGTAGGTAAAAACATAATTGGTAATACAGCTGAGGATAAATTAAAAGCAATAATATTTGTGGCCACAGGTAACCATACTTTTGATTGTTTAGTTGCTAAGCTATCGCTATAGTTAGTACTACTTACTCCTATTTCAGAATTAATTTCATTATGATTATTGATTACTGTATTACACATGGAGCTACCAGTCTTTGTTACAGCACGATAATTTCTCTTTTCAAAACCTAATAATGCTCCTAAGCCCCAGTTTTTTTTTGTGTAATATTGATCATTATTTTGTGGACAAAGTCCATAACCGTTACTTTGTGATAAAATGTATTTATGTGCTCTTTCATCAAAAAAAAGTGAAAAATTTTTAGAATTAGCAGTACTGCCAAAATAGAATTTTTTCTCAGATTTATTGTATTTTACAATAAACACTCCTGCGGTGTCTGCATTTTTCTCATAATTGCTTACCAGTTCCTTATTAATAAGTGATTCTAAAGTTTCTGCTAACTCTTCAGCAGTATAGAGACCATCAGGAACCGTAATAACCTTTGGTGTCATATTTACAGTATTATTATAAGTATCGTCAATAATAGTATTATAATTTAAAGGCATGGTTCCAGTAAGATTACCTGTGTTGAATACACCACTTGATAAATCACCAGCAACAATTGTATATGTTCCTAATTCAGTACCATTAACAGTAATAACTATTACATCACCTGCTTTATATCCAGTACCACCATCTACATCAATGGATGATACACTACCACTTGCAATAATTACTGTTGTAACAGTTGCTCCTGTTCCGCAACCACTTGTATAACTAATTTCTAATTGATCACGTATATAACCAGTTGTAGATGTATCATAACCAAATAATAACTTATTATTTTGATAAGTGGATGAAATATTACATAGATCAGAAGGTAAAGTCATATTGGTTAATTTCATGTATTGAACTTGTTTTAAAGGTTGAGGGAGTTCAACTTCAAATTCACTTGCATTAGGCCATTTAGATTTATCTCTATCATCAGAATGAATACTTACATTTTTTTTAATACTGACATAAGTATTTTCACGATGTATAAGAGGATGATTCACATTTACGTTGTTATACATGATTTATATATAAATACTAAATATATTATTTAATTTATACACAAAAAAAATAAAAACATTATATAAGATGGCATTGAAATTAGCAAACTTACAATACACTATTAACATAATTTTTTCAATTATTGCAGTTGGATTTATTGTATTATTTATAGATATTAAGGCGGCTATAGTGGGGTATGGTATAATGGCATTTTGTACTATAGGTGTTATATTTTTACTTTTTGCATTATTAAGTCAAGGACAATTAAAACAAAGTATATTTACGTTGATTTACAATATTATGTATAATAGTACACCGACGATTGCTGTATTATTAATATTAACATGGTTGATAGCGATGAATGTAATAAACTATGACAAAATTACATCAGATGCTGTACCAGATGATTTTTTAACCTTTTTGAATATTGCTAACATACTACTTATAGTCCAATTCGTATGTCTGAAATATTATATTGGGGATCAGATTTCAATTACTAAACATACATTAGAAGGTAATACAGCTGCAAGTAAAATGGTACAACTTGCCAGCTCAAATACGACTATGGCACTTTATTTATTTTCAACAATGAATTTTATAGTTTTAGGCATATGCCAGGTAATTATTAAATATTATACAACAGATGGTTGAATTCTATAATATATAACTAATTTTCAATCGGTATAAACTTAAATGTTACACCGTATGTAGTATCGTTTTCCCATAATCCAGATATTTTTAATATAAGTTGGATATTATTATTATTACCATTAGATTTATATTTATTTGGATTTGATGTAAATATTTTAATATATCCATTCATAATTTGATTATAAATAGAATATTCGGGTTTTTTTGTAGTATTCTTGTATTTATCCAATATCATTTTTTCAATCTTTTCCAATTGATTGATAATATGCGCATTTTGTTTTTTACAGAACAAGCATTTATATTTATTATAGTAAGATTCTAAATTTATGCTTGACAAGAAAATATACAAATATATACCATTTAACATGATTTCGTCGTTAGAATAAATAATTCTAACAAAATCACTATCATTTATAACTGTATTTTTTATAGGATCAGAAAAGAAGACATAATCTGTATTATAATTATCAATATTTGTTACGATATTCATTAATAATATTACGTTGGTACTTTTAAATCAATGTTTAAGTTTAATAAATAAAGAAATCATGTTATAATAATTTATAGAATGAAGTTTTTAGATACACATTTCAATGAATATATAGAATCAAGTAAAAAGAATAATTTACATCCATCAATAGTTAAAATATACGATAAATTTCCAAATGATATTGAGGATTTGAATAACTTATTATTCTACGGTCCTCCAGGTGTAGGAAAGTACACTCAGATGCTGTCTTCTATATTAAAGTATAGTACTTCTGAATTAAAATACGATAAAAAAATATGTATTACATTCGATAAAAACAATTATTTCTACAAAATTAGTGATATTCATGTTGAAGTAGATATGTCATTGCTTGGCTGTAATTCAAAATTATTATGGAATGATATTTACATTCAGTTAATTGATGTTGCATCAGCAAAACCGAACAATACATTAATTGTTGTATGTAAAAATTTTCAAAATATTCACAGTGAATTATTGGATAATTTTTATAGCTATATGCAGACTACAAAATATAACAATATAAAACTCAAATTTATTATTATGACAACGTCTATATGTTTTATTCCATCTATGATATTGAATAATTGTAAGATAATAAATATCCCTCGCCCTACAAAAACGCAATATTCAAAATGTATAAAGGGTGTAAATTTTCAAAATATAAATATTAATAGTTTAACGAATATAAAGCACTTACAGTGCGGTCAAAAAATGGAAACATTAAAGGGTCATGTTCCTATTTGTAATCATATTATAGCGAAATTAATAAATACGGACACTAATTTTAGCTATACAAGTTTACGTGATTTATTGTATGATATATTAATTTATGATATTGATATTTATGAATGTATGTGGTATATTTTGGAAGAGTTAGTAAAACAGAAGAAAATTAATTCAAATCAAATGGTATCCACTATAACACATTATTATGACTTTTTTAAACTATATAATAATAATTATAGACCAATTTATCACTTAGAAAGTATTATGTTTTATCTAATAAGCATTATAAAAAATAATGAATGTAAAAAAGGCATGTAATATATTAGAATTGAATATACCACTCGATAAGTCTACATTAAAAAAACAGTATCATAAAATGGCACTTAGGTTTCACCCAGATAAAAATAAGCACAATGATGCAGAGGATAGATTTAAAGAGATTAATTGTTCATATACTTTTCTCTCTAAACATTTGGATGAAAACTATAATGAAAGTTCTGGAAGTAATGAGTATAACGATATATTGGACAGTTTCATAAATATGTTTTGTAACAAAACTGATGAAAATGATTATACTGGTATATTCTTCAACATTTTATCTAAGTTAGAATTAAATTGTGATATTAATTTGGTGTATGATTTATGTAAAGGAATGGATACTTCTGTATTAATCGAATTGTATGAGTTTATTAAGAAATACGAGAATTTGTTGAATATTAACAAGGAATTTTCGAATAAATTAAAACAACTCATAGATAACAAGGTTGATGACAATGTATATATAGTGAATCCATCTATAGATGATCTGTTTGAAAATAATATTTATAAATTAGTTCGTGGAGAGAAAACTATATATATTCCTATGTGGCATAGTGAGTTAGTATATGAATTTGAAAAGAATGAAATAATAGTAAAATGTATTCCTGAATTACCTGATCATATTAATATTGATGAACGTAATAATTTACATATTTACTTGAAATTGAAATTTGATGGATTAATTCAAACCGAATTAATTCATTTTAATATGGGAAAGAGAGAGTTCCATATTAATCTCTCTGAATTACATATTGTAAAATATCAAACGTATGTTTTAAAAAACAGTGGTATTAGCATTATCAATGAAAATAATGTATATGATGACTGCAAAAAATCACATATAATTGTTCACATAGAATTCATTTAAAAATAAATAGTAAATATTTGATTATAATGGAAAATAGCATATGTGTATATTGTGTGATTGGTGTTGAATATAATATGAATAGAGTTCCTTGTAAAATATCTATTCTGGGTTCGTTTACAGATTGTAATAAAGCGATTGCCTTTCGTGAAAAGCAAAAAGGCTATACTGTAGTAGATATTATCGAAACAATGTTAGATAATGAAAAATATAATACGAACGTTGAACATGAAATGGATTTATAGACCATATTACAGAATATGTATTATTATAAATGGAAAACATTTACAATAATAGTAATAATAGATTAATATGTATTAAAAAAACATATTGATTTTTCTATTTGAAGATACATTGAAGTTATAATTTCCCCAACTTTGCCCTCTTCCACTTTCGTAACTTACATGTCCATGTTCTTTTACATTACCATTAGATAACTCTTCACCCCATGCAATGTTTGGTCCTACGTTCCAGGATTTTATCCAATTTTTTTGGTTGACAATATCATCCATAATAACAATAGTTTTATCGTGTGCGTATTTTTTACAATTTAATAAATCTTGTTTTGCGGTTTCGTAATCATGACCACCATCGATAAAAATGACGTCGAATTTCATATTAGTCCTATTTGAAAATGATGGTACTGTTTGTACGCTATTTCCCAAAATAAGTGAATGTCTATTAGGATATTTGGTATCAATGAATTGTTTACCGTGTTTTACGTACTTGTGATCTCCAAGGTCAAAACTCAAAACATTTATATTCTTGTTGCTTGATAAAAATAATTCTGCTGAATGACCAGCATTAAAACCGATTTCCATAACATTCTTTATTCCGTTATTTTTGACGACATTGGACAAAAACAAGGATTGTCCTTCAACTTGTTGAGAGTAACCTTCGAATTTACTTATATTCATTTTACTATAAAAATCATTTAATGTTAACGAATCCTTGATATTATTTATTTCTAAATTCATTATAAAAATAATTCATAAAAAAAATAGAATATATAAACTATTATAATTATTTTGAATAAGTTTTTCAAATTTTATAAATTATAAAATATGAAAAAAAAGGATATCCCTTTGTTTTTTTGTTGTGTTTAAATTCGAGTTTATTTATTTATTTTGTATTTTTGTTTTTGTTTTTAAATTATGCTTCGACTACCTTCTTCTTGCGAACAATCTTCTTCTTAGCAGGTACTTCAACTTCAACTGCCTTGGCTACTTCTTGGAAAACAGTAGGTTCGTCTTCCTCGTCAGAATCAGCAACTGCGGTTTCCTCTTCGTCGTCATCAACATCAGATGATGCGGTTGCAGTAGCCATACGCTCCTTAGAAGCAGAATCAAGCTTAATATGACACTTGCCTCTTAGACTGGCTCTGGGTTGAACTACGCCTTGTACAAGCTTCCAAGTAGTACCAAACTTACCGTTAGCGAACCAAATACCACCATTTTGAATAACAATGGCAATATTTTGACTCTTTTGGATAAGAGTAAGAGGAGTTACATTATCATCCTCTGTGTCAGGGAAGAGTTGTTGCTCATTCATATCATAAAGCTCGACACTGAACTTCTCATCGTAATAAGGAATCTTAACACGAAGAGTGGGTGCTCTACTGTAGTCGAAATCACCAGTCTCTTGGTTCTTAGGATACTTGAGCATAGGAGTCCATAGAGCATCTACTACCTCTTCGCTCAACTTGGTCTTATTCATCCATTCCTTTGAATTGGCAATTGCATCGGCCTTGATCTTATTCTCAAAATCGGACAAATTCTTCAAAAACAACTTAGTATCGTTGCTAAAATTGGAATCTTGATCACGAGGAAACTGAAGACTAAGATCATAAGACTTGCGTCCTGTCTTGTCATCAACCCATTCATTTACACCCCAAGTCATAAGAAGGGGAGTAGACAAATAGGTTGACTTCTTGGAAGTTGTATTAAGAATACCGACATTCTTTCCACCTGAAGCATTAATCTTAGGCTTGGTGTAGGTAATATCGGAATTAGCGTTAAAGGCGCTACCCTCTACGATCATGGTCTGTGTGCTGGTCATCTTACTGTATTAATCTATATTAACATGTTATCTTTAAATCAATTTTTTTTATAAATACAGATTTAAATGAAAATAGTTTAAAAAAAGAATAGTTCTTAATTTTAAGTATTTAATTAACAAATTGAATATGAAATATTTCTATATAATCTATTAATTATATAATGAAAACGTTTGAGATTAATGGGATAAATGCCTTTTTAGGTGAAACTGCTAAGGAAAATTGGCAATTGATTGACGAATCAGATGATAAATTTACTTGGATGCATTTAAATTCGTTTCCATCAGGTCATATTATCATCCAATCAGAAGATATCGATGATGTTATCTTGAATGCTGCTGCTGAATTGTGTAAACAACATACAAAATATAGAAATATACCGAATCTTAAAATATGTTATACACTTGTTTCAAACTTAATCAAAGGAGAGAAAGTTGGTTCAGTACATTATAAGAGCAATAGGAAAGTAAACACAGTGAAGATATAAATCTTCTTTGAAATCAATTAAAAAGAATTTATTAATTATTATATATATATAATAATAACAATAATGAAAATACGTGAAAATAATAAAAAAATTTCTACATCATTTTATGTTGATCCTCCATATAAAAAACAATTATCTAAATTGAATGATAATGATTTTTTTATACCTGAAACATCTGAATTTCTTGAAATGTGTAAATATAATTATCGTGTGGTTCAATTAAAAAAGATTTGTAAACATTATAATTTGAAATTAACAGGAACAAAAAATGAATTATTTAATCAAGCATATAATTATTTGCGTTTATCCTATTATACAACAAAAATACAAAAAATAAGTAGAGGCATTCTTTTAAGAAAATGTATTAATTATCAAGGACCAGCACTATTCAAAAGAGACAAGTGTGTAAATGATTGCGACTTTTATACACTGCAGAAAATAAACGAAATACCACATGAACAATTTTTTAGTTTCAAAGATGTAGATAATTTCATTTATGGTTTTGATATTATTTCAATATATACATTATTTAATGTTAAAAATCAACGATCGAAAAAACATGAAAATCCGTATAACAGAAACTTATTTCCGAAGTTTGTGAAACGTAATTTGGTCGAATATTTATCAATATGTAAATGTTTGAATATAAAAGTAAATAACAAAGATGAAGAAGAATGTGATAATATTAAACCAGAAAAGAAACTGGAATTTAAAGCATTAGAATTGTTTCAACACATTGATCATCTTGGGAATTATACAAATCCTCGATGGTTTCTATCATTAGATAGAACCCAGTTAATAATGTATGTTCGAGAATTATATGATATTTGGACGTATCGAGCTAATCTGCAAAATTCAATAAAAATGAATATATGTCCTCCGACAGGTGATCCGTTTAGAGGTTCTAATTTATTAAATTTAAGCAATAATTCATTAATCGACATTCAGAATAGTGTTTTACAAATTATGTCAAGATTTGTCAAAAGTGGACATACTACTGACAATCAATCTTTAGGTGCTTTTTATGTTTTAGCGGCATTAACTTTAGTAAATTCGGAAGCTGCAGAAAGTTTACCATGGCTTTTTCAATCCGTTTCTCACATTAATTAATTATTTGCGTTAAAGCACTTAAAAAATAAGTGTTAATACATCATATAAGATGACAAAGACATCCGACAAAACTACCACTCCCGCTAAAAAAAGAGTCACTAAAAAGACTTCTACTTCTACCGTCGTAGAAACCGCTACTCCTGTAGATACTGTTGCCGTAGTAACTGCTCCTGTAGTTGTTGAAACTGCTGTGACCGAAACTGCTGATTCTACTCTTTTTGAACAATTTAATGTATTTATGGCAAAACTCCAAGCTGTTGGAGCACAATTTAACAGTCTTAAAACCGACTTCCGTGCTCTTGAGAAAAGATGTACTCGCGACTTTAAAGCTGCTCAAAAATCATCCAACAAAGGAAAACGTAGAACTGGTAACCGTGAACCCAGTGGTTTTGTAAAGCCTACTGAAATCAGCAAAGAATTGACTACCTTTCTTAAAAAGCCCGAAGGTACATTGATGGCCCGCACTGAAGTCACCAAAGAAATCAATGCTTACATTCGTGCCAACAGTCTTCAAGACAAAGATAATGGTCGTATTATTATTCCCGACGCCGCTCTTGCCAAACTTCTTAAAATTCAAAAAACCGACCAACTCACTTATTTCAACCTTCAGAAATTCATGAGCCATCACTTTCCTAAGAAAGTGGTTGTTGCTGAAAAAACCGCATAAATTAATAAAAATAAATAAAATTAAAGAATAAAAACACATATTTTAACTTAACACGATTGGTGTAGTGGTAACATGTCTGCCTACCAAGCAGACGCCCGGGGTTCGATTCCCTGATCGTGTATTTTTCTTATGATATTATTGAAAAACTTATTATAATTACCGTATGATAATTATAATATTCCTATTTTTTATTAAATGAGTATAAAACTATTTTCCAATATATATGTAAATGCATTATAGATACTCGAAAAATAATATTGTGAGACATTTTTTGAATACTGTCAATCGTGATCCTAATTTTGTTGTTTTAAAATATAAACAACATAATCAGTGGAAAAATCTCTCCAGAGAAAATTTATATAATGGTGTTCAAAATTGTATAACATCATTACATAATAGAAATATTAGAAATGGAGATAGAATTGCGTATAAAGGAAAAAATTCGATAGAATGGTTATCATGGAATTTAGCCACACAGTCAATAGGAGCCATATGGGTACCTATGTATGAACAACAAGATGATAAATATTGTCAATTTATAGTTAATGATTGTAAACCAAAGTTATTAATAACAAATGAAACACCAAGAATAGGTAACATAACAATTATTAGAAATAATATAGATATTGAAAAAAATCATGACCCCCTTTCCACGTTTAATATAAATCATAACAATTTATCAACCTTAATTTATACATCTGGAACAACTGGAAATCCAAAAGGCGTGAAATTATCACATGACAACATTTTATCCAACATAAACGGTATTCATAATCGTTTTCATGATATTGATTCCAATCTAACCAGTTTAAATATTTTACCATGGGCCCATATATATGGATTAACATGCGAATTATACTATAATTTACTACACGATAATACAACAGCACTGTGTAGTAATAAATCGCAATTTATTTATGAATGTAAGGAAGTAAAGCCAGATATTTTATATGTTGTTCCAAAGGTACTGGAAGCTGTTAAAAGGAAGGTCCAGATTTTAGATAAACCATTTATACGTCATGTATTGCCAAAAATAATTAATAGATTATTTGGTAATAATTTACAAAATATATTTATTGGTGGTGCAAAGTTAGATGAACATACCCGATTATTCTATGAAAGAAATAATATAGTAATTTGCGAAGGTTATGGATGTTCAGAAACAGCGCCAATGGTGTCAGTAAATCATTTACATCACTCGCGTAATACAGAGTCAGTTGGGAAAATATTAGATAATGTAATCGTTGAAATTATAAATGACGAAATATGTATTTCAGGTCCTAATGTAATGAAAGGTTATTGGAATGCTGAAGAAGAATCGAATAACGTATTATTTAAGAGAGATAATAAGATATTCTATAAGACTGGTGATAGTGGTAGTATAAAAGACAATTTTCTATTTTTCAATGGAAGAATTAGCGAGAACTATAAAATGAATAACGGAAAATTTGTAAATGTTAGCAAATTAGAATCCATCATAAAAAAATACGTGTCTATAAATTTTATTGTCTATGGAGAAAATATGGATCATAATGTATTAATCACCGATGAATGTTTTGACTATAGAATTCTTGAGAAGATTAACAGAGAGATTGACACATATTTACACATTAAAAGTATTGTATTAATTTCATCAAAAACAATGGAAAAGTTTTTGACTCCTAAAATGTCAATCAAAAGAAAAAAATTAATAGAATATATTAAAGAAAATAAGAAAATATAATTTGTATACTATTTTACAAATTTTGTACCAAGAATATGTTGCAGCTTATTTACAAGTTGTTTTGTTTTTCCATCGTATATGGCCTTACCATTTTCTAATGTAGTATAAATATTAATTTGAACACCTAACCTTTGAGCCATTTCCTTTTGTGTTAATTTTTTCAAATTTCTTGCTGTTGCTATTTGATTACAAATTTTTTTAGGAATCGTTTCTATTTTAAAGTTTTCTTGCTCATTCTCGATTTTTATTTTATGTAAATCTACATTCACTCTTGGAGCAGCGTTTCTCTTTTCAATCGGTTTTTTTCTCCCATTAAGAATAATTATAGTGTGATCCTGATGATCCATAATATATTATTACATTAAAAAATGTTTAAATAAGAAATGCTATTGTATAATAATGACAGTTTGTCCGAGTGGTTAAGGAGGCAGACTCGAAATCTGCTGGGTATTTCCCGCACAGGTTCGAATCCTGTAGCTGTCGTTCTGAAGGCTCAGTGGTCTAGTGGTATGATTCCTGCTTTGGGTGCAGGAGATCCAGGGTTCGATTCCCTGCTGAGCCCTTATTAATAATTTAATTCATATAAAGAGATCATTGCTTATAGTAATAATGAATCGCGTCATTCTATTAACACTTACAGGGTCTATTACAGGAGGATTTATTTATTCTAATTTTAAAAATACGTTCATGACATATAAAGAGTCATGTAATTTTGTCTTCTCTGATTATTTTTATAATTATGGATTTATAATGGGTGGAATGTGTGGGTTTGTGTATTCAAATTTACATAGGATTATTTTACCTATGAATACAAACAAATCATATAATGATTAATTATGATGGTGTTACGCGCGAAGGACTCGAAAATATTGCGCGTGCCATCATAATTGCTATTAGTCCTGTTACTATAATAATTCCTTCCATACTTCTATTATATAATTTATTACTTTTATAAATTATATAATCAATTTTTATAATATAAACCAGTTGTAAAAGGTTAAATATGCAAAACCAATTTCAAATATAACGTCATAACCTAATATTAATAGTGAATCCCAGTGGGTATGTTTTTTTACAATATATTGATTATTATCATTTTTTATTTGTATTTCCACTGTTCTAAAATTTTTAACATACGCAATGATAGTCCATATCGAACAAACATAAATCATCGAGAAAAACATAGCAAATTGTCTATAAAAATGTAATGGATTATAGTATAATGTTTTTAAATTATACAATGTTATATATCCCATTGTACCTATTGATACTGGTGTATTGATTTGTCTTTTAGATACGATTTTTCCATTACTTTTTTTGATACTCATGTTAATAATTATGTAAAAAATAAATATATGAAAGAATAATAAATATTTAATATCAAATAGTCTATCCCCGAAATATAAACCAAATGTCGTAACTACTCCTCCCTCTTGAAATCCTTGTAGAAATATACCTACATATTTAGGTAGGCGTATTTTTTTCTTATGTAACATTGTGATATACATGGGTTTAATTACACGTGTTTTTGATATATTTAAATATATTTCAATTAACGTCCATACAAATGTAGAACCTAACATTATACGAAAACAATCATAGGACTGATTATTTACATAATCATCAAAGCAGAGGAAAATAGAAAAAAATGAATACATTATTTTTTTATTTCCATTTGTTGCAAAATCTCCTATGCGTTTTATATAATATTTATTATCATATAATGTCATATATTCATTTTATATTTTATTATTAAGTTGTAAAACTTAAATGATATGTATTATTTAGTAACAATATAAAGATTATTTTGTTGTATTATACAAATGATGATTAATAACATTATTGTAATGATTTCGTTGGTATCCGCTGCCTCTGCAGCATCCGTATTTAAATCTGAAATGCACGAGTTTCTTGGATTTATCAAAAAATTCGACAAAATATATGATAATATGGAACACTTTGAATCACGCTTCAAAACATTTGTAGAAAACATTAAATACATTGAACAAACAAACGGTGTTCAATCTAATTACACATTGGGAATTACACAATTCGCTGATATTACAAACGATGAATTCAAGAGCATGAATACGTTGGATTTAGGATCACGTTCAAAATGCGGTACATTTTCATCCACTTCTTCTAACTCCCCCGATTCTTTTGATTGGCGTTCTAAAGGAGCCGTAACCGATGTTAAAGATCAAGGTCAATGTGGTTCATGTTGGTCTTTCAGCGCAACTGGAGCTATGGAAGGAGCATGGGCTATTGCCAATGGTAAGCTTGTTAGTTTATCTGAACAACAATTGGTAGACTGTTCAGCAGGATTCTCATATGGAAATCACGGTTGTAATGGTGGTCTAATGGATGGTGCTTTCCAATATGCTATTGATAATGGTATGTGTACAGAATCCGATTATCCATATACATCAGGAACAACTAAAACTGGAGGATCGTGTGGAAAATGTGAACCATCTGTCACTATTTCTTCCTGTGTCGATGTAACCCCAAACAATCAACTTCATTTGAAAGAGGCAGTTTCCCAAGGTCCTGTATCTATTGCTATTGAGGCGGATACGAAAACATTTCAGTTGTATAAAAGTGGTGTGTTGACTGGTGATGCTTGTGGAACAAATTTGGACCATGGTGTATTGATCGTAGGTTATGGTTCGGAAAGTGGAACAGACTATTGGTTGGTTAAGAATTCATGGAGTTCAACCTGGGGTGATGAAGGATATATTAAAATTGGTCGTAGCGATAGCACCAATGATAAAGGTGTTTGTGGAATTGCTATGCAACCATCTTATCCTGTAGTTTAATAAAATTAAATTATAAATTATAAAAATAATATAATAACAATAAATTTATTATTATATTATATAATATGTCTGATATCAATAAGAAAATTCTTATTCAAATTAATTCATTAAAAAGAATTATTATTGATATTAATAGTTATGAAAAAGAATACAGCGAACAGCAAAATAACATTAGAGAAATGAAAGAGAACAAGGCCGATATATATGATATCAGAAAACAAGAAGAAGTATTAGAAGAAACTTATAAAATGATTCCTAATTCAAAAAAAAGACTTAAATTATTTTCTAACAAATTGTCTTTATTAATTGATAAAGACGATATTAATAGTGAATTTCATAACACAGCATTATTAACCATTAATAAAGTAAACGAGATTTTACAATAATTTATATTATCATTTTATTCATAATAGGATTATATTTATTCCAAAACTTTTTTATATCTTTCGTATAAAACTGAATATATTTATACAGTTCAACAATTTCATAAGCATATTTTGGATTATCATATAAATTATAATAATCGATAGTTGTAGGTTCTGTATTCGTATCTTTATATTTATCCAATATATATGCTTGTCGTTTATTCATTAACTGGTGTAAATTATTCATATAAAAAACATAGTTGTACAACGTACTGTTATCTATAAACAAAACATTATTTCTTATACTTTTATAAAAAAACAATAATTTATCATCTTTTGTTATTTCCCGAAGTTCAATTAATTGACAGGACATTATTATGTTATACAAATATAAATTTATATTTTTTCATACAGTTTTCTACATTATTTTTATTAATTGATGAATTTTTTATATTTATTTTTTGCATAGTATCGGAATTATTACAATTCTGAACATCAAATAAATGTTTTACATTATCATATGATTCCGAATTATCTATTTTTTTATTATTTTTTAACCATTCGATAAACAATACGGAATTATTTTGCTTTTTATATTTTTTATATAATTTTATTATATCATAAATAGTATTATTATCATTATTATCAACATTATAATCTGTACCAGAAATAATACATATCATTTTAAACTCATCTAATGATAAATCCAATGTTTTTAGTATATCAGGTAAATCATAGTATATACATGTTCTGTTGAAAAGACTCAAATATCTAAATACTCTATTACAGCCATAAACAAACATATCCATGTCTTCACTTAAACAACCATATACTAATTTTTTATGACTCAAATAAGCACACAACTCATCCGCTTCACCTGATGCTTCACAATATGTTACACCTAATGAATCCATCAGTTCTTTCACGTTTTGAATATCAACATGTGTTATACGAATTGATTTTTTCTTTTCATTTTCCATTTTATTGAATAATTCATTTTTTTCTTCTTCTGATTCGGCAATATCATATTGCTCTTTAAGTATCTCATAATTTATTTTTGCCTCCTTTCGCGATTCTTTGCGCTGGTTTATTAATTCGCGTTTCTCATCAGGCGGTTTTCCATCAAATACAAAAATGGGAATAATATTATAAAACCTAAATAAATTTATCATCAAATACATTTGTTCCATTAACGCCTTCTCGCTTTTAAATTTATACAAATATATACTAACATCTACTGCTATCTTCTTCCATTGAAGTTCGCCAAAATGAATTTTTTTGATCGAATTCGCACAATATGTACGAATGTATTTATTTAAAAATTTGATACCCATTTAATGTATTATATATTTACAAATTATAATATATTTCAATTTTAATTTAAAATTAAAATTGAATCATTCCTTTTGTTTTACATGGTTTTAAAACTAATATGATACATCAAGAATATACGGTTGATATAGATTTTGACAACGCAAGTAAAGAATGGTTGAAGAATAAGAAAAAGATCGGTGATGGTTCTTACATTTATGTATGTGGAGTAAATACAAAACAAGGCAGACCATGTCAAAATAAACCAGTGAAAGGAAAATGTAATTGCAGTGTTCATAAAAAATATAACTCTAATATATATCAAAATGACCGCGAATATTGATACAACAAATATAAATACAATATTAACATTTTTAGAGAATGTTTTATACGACGATTCTGATTATTTAGTTACAAAAGAAATAAATAAAATTATTAAGGTGATTGAATCTACAGATTCTGATCTCCTTAAATTAGAAGTAAAAGAAAAATTAGAACTAACAGATTACGAAAACGCATTGGCAAATGTTTATGAAAAATTAGCTACAAAATCATCCGCAGCAAATAAAAAATTATTTGATTTATTGATAGAATTAGATCCATTACCTAATTATGAATATAAAAAAAGAATTTCTTCAGCGTCTAAACGCTACGGTATTAGTGAATGGATTCAAGAAAAATTAGTAGAAAATTCTACCAGTAAAGACGCAATATTATATTATTCAAAATTATTAGAACATGGTTTTTTTCCTGCAAAAATTGATCAGTTTGATGGAGAATCAAGACAAGAATGGGCAAAAAGAACAATGATGGGACAACCAGATAATTATAATAAAATTAAATCGCGAGTATTGACCTATATGCCCGAAGAAGAAGTGCGAACTATTGAAGATGAACAAATACAAGAATTAGAAAATATGTATACTAAAATTTGTTCAAATCGTGTTGATAATACAGATGATGTAACAAATACACATAATTTAGATCCAGATTCAGATATTATTGTATTTCTTATTTTTGGTAAAATATGGTGTTATGAAAAAAAAGAAATTATGAAAAGTATTGTCAATTATAAACCTGATAATCTATTCCACAAATGGATTCAAGATGAAGATTCAAGTGACTGGAGTATTAAACCAAGACACGTTAATCCATTTTTTCATATGGCTAATTTTGAACAAGGTTATGGTGGAAAAAAAGGAAAAACATCATATATAAGATTACCGATAGGTCCAATGGGAAAATTATTAATTGATATAACAGGAATTATAAAGTTGTTAAAATATAATGTAATACCTTTGGAAATATCTTTATATGATAAAGATATAATTACAGATTCAACCATCACTAATGTATTTAATGTAACTGAAGCAATAGGTAAAGAACGCATCGGTAGTACAAATACAAGTTTTGGTGTAAGTGAAACACATGGTCAAAATGATGTTGTTCAAATTTTTACTATTGAACCTATTGACGAAGATTTTGATTCAGGAGATAGCGATTTGGATTCATATATTTCTTATTATCACGAAAAATTATCAGAATTAATAGATAAAATTAAATTTGATGAAGAAATAGTAAAAGAAGCAAAAGATAACAAACTACCACCATCAGATATATTATACAATGAAATAGAAAAATTAGATATAAGTGCTGAAGTTGGAGAAGAAGAGACTGCAAAATCATATATGACTCTTTTCACTGATCCTGATTTTGTAAAAAATATTCCATTAAATTCGCCACAATTTAACAGAGGCGATATGGTTATTGTTAATATACCCAATATTATGGAAAATCTTATATGTATAGTTAAAGAGATTTTCAGAGATTCTGAATTTCCTCCCGATAGAAAAGTAAAATGGCATTATTTTGCAACACCTTTAAATTCAAATAATACGTCTAATAATAGAATTGCTTTATTAGATGAAACGTATATTGAACAAGTAAACGAAGAATTTGAGTCTATTAATGAAATACATTCTCTTGCCGATGATGATTATGATAGTGATAATGATAGTGGAATTTCAGAAGATTATAATGAAGCTATGAGACAAATACGGTCTGAAAATCGAAATGATTCTGATTTTATACCTTTTAATACAGCAAATAGTCCTGTATCAAGAAGCCTTTTTGGACCAGACAGTCCTCAAGAATCCCCTGTATCAAGAAATCTTTTTGGATCAGAAACATCACCTGGTTCTCCACCAGGATTGAGTATGAGTGATCTACAAGGCGATTCACTGCAATACACACCCGATTCACCTACTGGTCCTCCACCTGGATTGAGTATGAGTGATCTACAAGGCGATTCGTTACATTACCCCCCTAATTCACCTACTGGTCCTCCACCTGGATTAAGTATGAGTGATCTACAACCAAATTCACCTGAAGGAACTCCTCCACCATTAACCATGCCCAATTTAGCATCAAATACACAACCGAGAACACCACAGGCTCCGCAAAGAACAAGAAGAAGATTAAGAATAGTTGAAGGCGATGTACCAGAAGACATAAGAACACCGATGACAGAGAATGATTCAGATACAGAAGAGGAACTAGGATTTGGTGGTAAAAAACAAACAAGAACTAATAAGAAAAATAAGAAAAATAAACAAAGAAAATCGATAAATAAAAAACATAAACCAAAAAAAAATACAAAAAAAAGTAACCAGAACAAAAAGACAAGAAGAAAAAAATAATAATAATTTTAAAATTGATTTATTTTTAATAGGTATAAAACTAATACACAAAGTAATTAATATAATATAATGCAGCAGTTAATTAATAAGTTAACGCAGACGCGAACGCAGGTCGATGGTGGTCCATCGAATCATGCAGCCTATTTAGTCAGAAACGGAAAGAACAGAATGAATTTTCAGTCGAAATCATACTATGGTGAGAATCATTACCAAGTTGCAAATTTTGCAACGACACATGCCGAAATGCATGCTATTTCGAAAGTATCAAGAAAGCATTCTGATAATATAAAGAAACGTAATAAACAAGCATATAATTTAGTAGTTATCAGAGTATCAAAATCCCAAGGAATTCTTGGTAATTCTCAAGTATGCAAGAACTGTATTGAGAATATTATTAACTCGTCAAACAGAACAGGTATTAAAATTAAAAAAATATTTTATAGTGATGAAAACGGTAATATTGTGAAAACAACACCAACACGTCTGTCAAATGACAATAATCCATTTATATCCTCATTTTATAAACCATGTGGATATAAATCTTTATTTGAAAAATTTAGATCGAAAAAAAACGGTCATATTAATGTATGTATTCCATGTACACACGATAATAATTAATTTATATTTTATGTTATTATATTTTTTAATTCTTTAAAACGTAAATTCGCATCTGTTTCTAATTCTCTTGCAATAGACAACCCTGTAGATGTAACAAATAAATTATCTTTTATATGTTTTCCCATTCTTACTTCATATAAATTACAAGCATCTGTAATTGATTGTATATATTCCTCATTACAACAATTCATATTATATACTATACATCGATCGATATCATATGCTGTTAATAAATCAGCCTCTCTAACAATATGATAAGCTGACTGATATTCGCCCATATTAGGGAAACCATTCTTTTTAACCTTAGAATAAGACATTGTTGAAATAATTTTACATATTGTTTCAACCTCTTTTCTATCATAATTTAAACTTATTGTAATAAATTCTCGGATTCTGTCCAACCCATATTGTTCATCCATATACTTATTATCACACATATCATGTAGAAGTGCTGATGTGTATATGATACGTTCTTGATCTTTCATTATTGGTTGTAATTTTATTTCACTATTCATAATTCGTTGTGAATATTTGAACACATCCATACTATGTTTTAGTCCATGAGATTCATCGATTGAAAATTTACTACACGTTCGAGTAATAAATTTGAATATTAAATTATATGGAATCATCATATTTATATATAATATGTATATATAAATATTATTTTTAATCAATATTTTTATTTAATAACTTAGTTAAGTTCAATACACGAAATTCGTGCTGTATTTTTTAATAAATTATTAGATACATTATTTATATTTTTTTCAGTTTTGTGAATTACATTGAGTATTTTTTTATCGTTATATCTTGCTTTTACAAAATCATAGAAATAATTTAATGTTGTATCTGTTTTGCGAAAATCTAAAAATTGTAAATTTTTATCATAACAGAAACCAATAAAATCATCACAATTAAACAATAATATATTCTTTATTACATAATAACAAAAGACATTCGTATTCTCTCTATAGTAAATATTATTTCTAAGAGATTTACTTAGATCATCTTGTAAATATAGATTTTCATATCCTAAGCCAATTTTGTATAATATTTTAACGCATTGAAACATAGAAAATAACTGTTCATAAAACAATAGATAATGTGCGTTCTTTATATACATATATATGGAGGTAGAATCATCTAAATAAAAGGTAGTTATTGCCACATTAATCATTTCGCCGAAAAATTCAGCGTATGATTCTGTAATCTCAAAATCACTCTTAATTGGAAATAATTCTTTAAACTTATCTTTTAAATTGCCATATTTTATTTTAGAAAAATCAAGACCGTAATTATGAAATAATTCATGAATCAAAACCTTTATCCATTCTTCTTTTCTATAAATGACAATTTGTGAATTAGTTGTACAAATATCACTGTATGCGGTGTTGACATGCTCTGTATCAAATTCTTCCATATTTGAATTTGGTATCTGTTTTTTAAAATCTGTTAAATAAATATATAATGAAAGATTTTTACCACATTCTATAGAAGAATAATTATTTAAAATATGAGTAATCATGTATATCAATTCGATATAATGATTATACGAATCAATATTTGTTTCAGTGTGATCCATGAATATTAGATTAAGACTGATTGTTCTTTTGTCTATTTTGTAATCATATCGTAAACAATGCGTTGAGTTAGAATCAATTGACTTAATTATATCACCAGGAAAAAAATGCGAATGAAATGTATCTGGTTTCGGAATTTGCTTCGTCGACGTAATTTCATGTAAACTGAAACGTTGTTTATATTGCTTCTTAAAATTATGTTTTGCATCAATAATATTATCGTACATTTCTTTAAAAAATTCGGTTGTATTGTTTCCAATATTGGGTTGTAATTTTAAATGTTTCTGGTTGAATTTATGAAGTTCATCAATAATATTTTTTGATTCATCTGTAAGTTGATGATCATAACTATGTTCTTGTATAACTTCCATAATATACTATATCATAACATATTTTTATATTACTTGTATTTAAATATAATTATGTTGATTATAAAAATATGGATCTGGAAGAATTATATCACTTAAACGAATCATTTGATTTTATCAACCCAGATGAAATTTTACATATTTATAATTTTTGGCGTTCAAAATATAAATTACAAAATGATACATTCATTTCCTCTTTTAATATATCCAATGATTCAGATACAAAAAAAATCAATTCATACATAATAAGTTCCATAAGTAATATGAAAAGTATTCATAATGAAAAAATAGCAGCATATAAAATATACAATGATATAATCGCTACTTCCATACAAAATGAAAATGAATGGTTAGAACATATGTATCTATTAGAAGACGATTTTCATTAATATAAAAAATCAGGGTTTGTAGGTATAATACATATTTATTCTGATAATTTACTTCTTACATTCATCAATTCGAAATTCTTTGATGCTGGTTTTCCTTTCATATAATTCATTAGTAATGCCTTATGTGTTTTTAGAAGAGCGTTTTTCAAATCTTTACTCTGAGAAAATTTCGATGTTAATATGGATTCATACACTTCCGAAGTAATAGATTCTTTATCTTTCTTTTCTTTATCGACTAAACTTATATCTTGAGATAATTCTGAACCAGAATTCACTGAAAATTTTTCATACAATTCCATATTTTTATCATTTTTATATTTGATACCTTCTACACAATGTTTTACAGATGACCATTCATGTTTGTCAAAAGTGAATTTATGTATCCATTCATCTGATAGCATTCTACGCCATTCTGGTATTGCTTTTAAATCACCAAATAAAGGTAGATTTTCTTTGGTTATTTTTTCGCCACTCCCCTTTCCAGGATATGGTTTATTTGAGGATTTACCATAAATTTGAAAAATTATATCATCGTCATATTTTGTTTGATATATTGGTTCAACAACATCTTCTTTTGATATTTTTTTATGTAGTTCCTTTTTTTCTGTTTTAAAACCCTCAATAATACTATACGGACCATTTTCATTTTCACAACATTTTTCAATAATACCATCCTTAAGTCTCAATGGTATTTCATTTTGTTTCAGAATTTTTCTACCCTTATAAGTAATTAATTTATAATGCCATCCGTTAAAATCTGTTAGAATATAATAATCTGGTTTGAAAATTCCCTTCTTTTCTAATATTGCATCATTTAACTGTCCACATGTGATTACGTTATCAACATCACCCTGTACGAAACTTTCATGAGATAATAATACTAATTTAATATTTAAAGCGCGCTCCAATGTAGATATTGCCCATGTTTCACCCCAAAATTCACATGTTCTCAGTTTAGCCTTGAAATCTTCCAAATTATCAACACCATGCATAAACGCAAATTCATTTTTTAGTTCTTGTGTTATCTTATTCTCTTCCTTCAATTTGTTATATTGCGATAATATATCTTTACCTTCCTCCACTATTTCTAATTGCCTTGATCGACTTTTGGAAGAACCAAGCTCCTTTTTTAATTTTTTATTTTTTTGAGTTAAATCGTTTATTGATGTTGTATTCTCTTTTAAAGACGATTCGTACATATCGTAATGTTGTTTGTACATGGTGAAAATTTCATCATTTGCCTCTTGAGATAAAATATCGCGTAATTTATTGATAGTTGTTTTCTTACCAATTGAATTAAACGCGTCACGTATAACTGCAAATAAACAGTCACCTCCACCTTCATTATCTTGAATACCAAAATGTTTGCTTTTCATATATTTTTGTATCCACAATGCTTTATTTGGAATAGTTTCTTCGGGATCATCTACTTTCGTAATATTTTCAGTATGAACCGATTTATCATCAATAAACGTAGCCGTATCTACACTATCGTCTTTTTTCTTAGTAGATAAGCTTTCTATTGTTTCAGTATTTATTTTTAGCGTAGGTTGCTTTGAACGTAATATTTTATCAGGATTATCAGGATCATCAGAATCATCAGAATCATCATCTATTACGTCATCATCACTTACTACATTGTCTGGTTGTAATATTCCAGATAAATATTCTTTTGAAACGAAAGAATATAATAACGGATCACCTATCAAATCCATATTTAAATCACCTTCATCGTCTAATACATTTACTAATTTATCACTTTTAATTTCATATAATCCTATTTGACTATAGACCTTGTCATTTTTAATTAAATAAACGGGAAAAAAAATTATATTTTTTTCTACAAAATTAAATTTTTCCTTTCCTATTGCAATTAGTACATCAAATTCTAATATATCAGTTTCATATGTAGTTGCATTATGTTCTACATCTTCTGGATATAATGTCTTTTGTTCACTATAATTAACAGTATTATTTATTTTTGATACAACCATTATAATGTAATCAGACATTTATTTTTAAATGTATGTATTCAAAAATAATATAAATATTTATTTTGTAATTATATATTATGGAAATTACAAAATATGACGCTGATCATTATTCAAAGGAAAACAAAGGCAAAGAAATACTACAAAAAAACAGTTTTTTCAACGATCTTGTAAAACTAATGAAAAATACTGAATTCAAAAATTTCTACAACAAATATTTTCATGATTGGAGTGACATTCAAACCATGATATTTTATATGAAATTATATAGTACAATTGAATTTGAGTATGAAAGACGATTTAAAAACCAAATTAATGATGAAATAATGACATATACTTTACATCACGTAATGTCGAACAACGAAACACGTAAAGTAGCTATGGGATTATTTCATGACTTCCGTGATTTAGTTCACAATAAAACATATGATTTCAGAACATTAATTCAGTTTAATAATGAAAACGGTAAACTATTATTAACAACTGATAATTACGAAACAAAAAGAGAAAAATAATTATCATTTTTCAGTTCTTCATAATAGAATTGTAATAATTTTCTACGTGAAACTATGTCAATATTTTCATAATTCATTTCATATTCAACTATTTTATTAATCAGTTGTTCTTTTTTAAGTTTACGAGTAGAAATATTATAATATCCAGCCACTTTATTTAAATCTCTAACCGTATAATTTTCATTATAAAAAAATTCGAATGCTACCATTTCGTTTGTTGTATTCATATCATTTTCAGTTTCATTTTGTATCTTTTTGGATAATTCATCCATATCAATAATTTCATTGTTATTACTATTACATACTTCTACAATTGAATAAGAAATATTATCCATTATTATAAAATAATATTTCTTGTATTTAACTATTTTTTATTTAACTATTTATTCATAAAATCATATATATCCATAAATTTGAAAACGGCTTTGGTTGAAAGACTTTCATGTTCCTTACTCTTTTTTACTTTTGTTTGACTGATGAAATCATAAATAATACTAAAATCTTCATGGTGTTTAATTTCTTTATATGATTCGGTTATTAGCGTATAAATATTTTCGGATAATTCATCAACTTGTTCTTTACAACCAACTGTTTTAATCTTTGTTTGTGTTAAGACAACAAGTTCTTTAATAATAGTAACAAGATAATCATTTGACAACACGTTCATTTTTACCATATTTACAATAAACAATGACAAAGCACGTCGCGATTCATTCTCTTTATTAATTTTACAAAATAAATTATAATCATCGTCTGGATTAACATAGTTAATGTCTTTGAACAAACTTATAAATGATGAAAATTTATCTTCAAATTCAGTTTTAATAAAGTGATAATCAACTGTCAATTCTTTATACAAACGCGCATACAATTTAGAATAAAATTTATTAGTCGTTGCAATATCAAAGATCAACTTTGCAACAGTTTCTTTGTGTTCTTCGTTAAAATCTTTATGTTTAATTAGATTCTCAAACATTTCTTTTATACTTACGATCAGTTTATCATAATTTTTATCACTAAGCTTATTAAAGTCACCTCTAATATCATTAATTATTTTATCAACCCCCTCTTTTTGATCTCGTTGAGTTACTTGAAAATTTCTAATAGCTTCCCAATCAGAATCATTTATTTCAATATTTTTAACCTTTTTCTTTTTTTGTTTATTTTCATCCTTTGATCTATTAAATACAGGTGTTCTGTTATAAGTCGGAGCACCAACTTTATTTGATAGATTATCTATTTTATCTATTACATCTTGTGATAATTCAAATGTATTATCTGAATCAGCGATTTGTAATATTTGTGCCAATGAGTAACAGACAAAATCAGATCCAGGTGATTGTTTAACAACGGCCGACATTAAATGATGTATAAATATGTACACATATTATTTATATCAATTTTTTATTATAATATATTATAAATAAAAATACTAACTTAAACGTAATATTATCATAATATATAATGAATATGAGTGAAAATGACAATTCAAACGATAATGAGATACAAAGCTGGGATGACATAAAAATGAAAGAAGATATTTTGAGAGGGATTTATGCTATTGGGTTTGAAGCACCAAGCCCAATTCAAAAAAAAGCATTAGGACCAATGATTGGTAAAAATGATTTAATTGCACAAGCACAGTCAGGAACAGGTAAAACAGGAGCTTTTACAATAGGTGCGTTAAATATAATTGACGAAAATATAAGTAAAACACAAGCTGTTATATTGTCTCCTACCCGAGAATTATCATTACAGACGTATAATGTTTTAAAATCTATAGGAGGATTTATGGAAAAGTTAAAAATTAAACTATTGGTTGGTGGAGTATCATCTGAATCTGACCAGAAGGAGATTAAAAATAAAACTCCGCATATTATTGTTGGTTGTCCAGGAAGAACATTTGATATGATGCGACGAAACCATGTTAATTCAAAATCAATAAAATTAATTATATTGGACGAGGCAGATGAAATGTTATCTGTTGGATTCAAAGAGCAGGTTTACAATATTTTTCAGTTTTTAAACAAAGACGTACAGGTATGTCTTTTTAGTGCAACTTTGCCAAGTGAAATCGAAACACTTACCGAAAAATTTATGCGAAATCCGATGAAAATTTTGGTTAAATCGGAAATGTTAACACTTGAGGGTATTAATCAATATTATATTGCGTTAGAAGATGATAATAGTAAATATGAAACTCTAAAAGATTTATATAACACAATTTCTACTACCCAAAGTATTATTTATTGTAATTCTATTAAACGTGTAGAAGATCTATATAGCGCAATGGTTGAAGACAGTTATCCTGTTGCCCGTATTCATGGTAATATGGACAAAGAAGAGCGCACTGATGCATACATGGATTTTAAGTCTGGCAATTCGCGCGTATTAATATCATCTAATGTAACCGCTCGTGGCATTGATGTTCAGCAAGTAGAAATTGTAATTAATTTCGATGTTCCAAGAGACGTACATACCTATTTACATAGAATTGGTAGAAGTGGTAGATGGGGTCGCAAAGGTGTAGGTATTAATTTTATTACTAAGCGCGATATAAAAAACTTGAAGGCTATCGAGCAACATTATTCAACCCAAATTGAAGAATTGCCATCATCATTCGTAAATAAATAAATCGTTTAAATAATTGTATATTATTCTTTTTTGATTATAATGAATAACATACGCGAACTAAATAATCATTTTCAATTACCCATAACTTTTGTACCAAAAAACAAATTGTACGAGTTATCGAAAAATTTACAAATAGATTTAGAATTAAAAGAAACCTATGATAATTCAAATAATTGTATATACGACTGCATATTTGAATCTTCAAACGAATTTTCAAAAAAAATAACTCAATCATGGAGTAATCATTATACAACAGATACACAATTTTTAAAAGAATCGCAAGAATTGTATAAAAATATCAATATCGATCGAGGCAATTATTCTAAAGAAAATGTGAACGAAGTTATAGAAATTTGGAACGAATTAAAATCAAATACTAATTTTAAGGAAAAATATTGTTATATCGAATGGGAAATACTTGAAAAATTAAATCACTCGTCATATTTTTTATCAGGTTTGACATTTGCAACTTTATTTAGTCCTATTCTTACGTTAATTATACCAATTATCATGTTAATTTTACCATTCTTCTTATTAAAACTTCAGGGAGCTTCTATCTCTCTACCCGATTACTTTGCCACTGTTAAAATGTTAATATCTAAATTACCAATCGGTCGAATATTTCATTTTAATACAATGACAATTGAACAAAAACTTACCTCCATGGTTTCAGTCTTCTTCTATTTCTTTCAAATATATCAAAATTTTATGCACTGTTATAGATACAACAAAAATTTACAACATTTACATAATTGTATTGAAAAAATGAGAAATTATAATGATATTACTATTCAATCGATGGATAAATTCATAAATTCAACAGAGCATTTATCAAGTTATGATAATTTTAATTTGGATGTTAAAAACAATAAAATAGTATTAGAGAGAATGAACAACGAACTTCATAAAGTAACACCCTATAAATTCGGATTATTGAAACTAACTAATATTGGACATGCATTAAAATATTTCTATGCAATTCATTGTAACGATGAATATCATAACACATTGATGTATTCATTTGGATTTAATGGATATATTGATAATATAATGAAATTAAACGAAATGATTCAAGATAAAACAATGAATAAATGTACATTCACCAAAAAACACAACGAGTTCAAAGAATCATACTTTGCACCATTAAAAAACTCAACACCAGTTAAAAATAGTTATAATATGAAAAAGAATCTCATTATTACAGGACCGAACGCAGCGGGTAAGACAACTATATTAAAAACAACATTGTTCAATATTTTATTAAGTCAGCAAATAGGATATGGATTTTATAAGAGCGCAAAAATAAATCCATACGATTATATTCATTGCTATATTAATATTCCAGACACATCGGGGAGAGATAGTTTGTTTCAAGCAGAAGCAAGACGTTGTAAAGATATTCTTGATTGTATAGAAGAAAATCCTAAGAAACGCCATTTCTGTGTATTTGATGAATTATACTCTGGTACGAATCCATACGAAGCTATTGCGAGTGCTTATGCATATCTCAGTTTTATGAACTCACATAAAAATGTCAATTATATTTTAACAACTCACTATATTGACCTATGTTTAAAAATAGAGAGACATGATAATCAACATACAAATAATTATCATATGGATATTGATTTGAAAGACAACGATTTCGTTTATAAATACAAGTTAAAAGAAGGAATATCTGAAATTAAAGGAGGCATAAAAGTCTTAAAAGAATTAAACTATCCAAAATCGTTAATTAAATTAACAGAATCTATTATAGAAAATAGTTTATCAATATAAAATTAGTTTATCAATATAAAAAATAATTACGTTCTATTAACCATTTAAATATATATCAATGTTATAATAAAATGTTCGGTTTAGAAAATAACAGTTTTCTTATTAATTTAGCAGTTTCATTATTAATTGCTTTGATAACATTATTATATTTTAGACAACAATTATCATCATTAGACCATAAAGTTAATTCCATGTTCTCTTTGATGACTTCAATGACACAAGAGCTTAATAATATATCGCATCTTAATTTAACACAAAATGAAACCAATCATGAAATGGTAGAAAATGAAATTATGAATGATCAACGTATCAATATATCAGAAAGTGAAAGTGAAAGTGACGGTGAAAGTGAAAGTGAAAGTGAAAGTGAAAGTGAAAGCGACAGTGACGATGAAAATGAAGAAAGCGAAATTGAATTATCTCCAAATGATGAAATAAAAACACTCAATATGGGTTCAGAATTAGATACTTACGACGATGTTAATGTTAATATTAAAGTTATTGACATGGATGATGATGAGGATAGTAGTTATTATTCTTCAAGTAATGACAATGACATAAAAGAATTGGTTACTGACTTAATGGAACAAACCATTACTTTAAGTGACGAAACATCTGAAAATAATAGCCAATTAGAATCAATCGAATTGCCATTTGAATCATTAGACAATGATGAAACTTTAGATGTTGAACCCATTGTAAAATCTATAGATGTACCATTAGATTATTCTAAAATGAGTGTAAAGGCTCTTAAAGATATAGTTGCTTCAAAAAATTTAGCAAATAATGTTAATAAAATGAAAAAAAAGGAGCTAATTGATTTATTGACTGTATAATTTTATTTATACATAGTATATAAATGAGTTGGGGTACTTGTTATTCAGCATCAAATAATATTCATTTCGGGTTTCCTCCTATAATGAGCGATGGAAGAAATTATAGTCAATGGCAACCCGGAGCTGTTATTAATAAAGAAATCAAAGCACAAGCGAATATTCAATCAAATTGGGAATATAGAAAATATTTAACAGAAAACGCAAATTCTATTATTGAGCATAATCAGCTATCTTCATGTAACGAATGTGGCGATTGTCCTTATTATGGAAGTACAAAACAGGGATCACAAAATGAACCATTCTTGTATAAATCAAGTAATGATAAATCACAACCTTATGGTTATGAAACAAGTGATCTAAAAAATTTATATTTATCACGTAATACATTAGAAACACGTATGGTTGCACCCAGTATTAATCAAGATCAACTATTAAATTATTATGCTTCGAAAAAGAATTAAATACTTAATAATATCTATTGTTATAAATATTATTAATGAAAATACTTAGTATTGACGTAGGAGTTAAAAATTTAGCCATTTGTTTATTTGACGTTACAAACAAAGATACTTTTAAAATACTTATATGGGATGTAGTTGATTTAGAAAACAATACCTATTTCAAGTGTCAATCTAATTGTAGTAAAACAGGTAAACTATGTGATAAAAAAGCTACTTATGAAAAGAATAACACCACCTTTTGTAAAATACATTCTAAAAAAACCGACTATATCAACCCTACAAGTGAACTAAATTTCACTAAAATAAAAAAATTAAAATTAAGCGATTTAATGATGTTATGTGATAAATATTCTATTCTTAATGAAGAACAAAAAGTTAATAAAATATTAAAACCTGAATTACTTGCTATTATCGAGACCTTTATTCAAAAAAACGTATTTACATTAATTAAACACAATACAAACAAAAATAGCGATTTAATTACTCTTGGAAAAAATTTAAAGGCTTCATTTAATACTATTTTTAAAGAACATCATATTGACCTTGTCCTAATAGAAAATCAAATTAGCCCACTTGCAAATAAAATGAAAACATTACAAGGTATGATTGCTCAGTATTTTATAATGAACGACGTTACCAATATCAAATTCGTTTCGTCAATCAATAAATTAAAATATTTCGAACAATCTGAAAACAAAACAACATACAGTGAACGTAAAAAAATATCAATACAAAAATGTAGTGAAATGATTAAAAATAATCCTAATATTGTTGAAGATAAAGAAATATTTGAGAAATCAAAAAAAAAAGATGATCTTGCCGATTCCTTTTTACAAGGTTTAGTATATTTAATTGACTTCCACATAGTTAATTTTAAAATATAATATTTATTTTGCGGATGACTTAAAATTAAAAGTTCTTATTAAAACATAATGGATATTGAAACTGTTGACCTTAATAATGAATCTATATCATTAGATAAACCTTCCGTTAATTTCGGACCAGGTATTGAGTTACTTATGAATGACAAAAAAAAAACTTCATCCAGAGCAAATAGTCCATCATCTGATATTAATTTAGCCGATTTACAAGATTTAGAAAATGATCTCAATCATCTTTCAGATGATAAATCAGACGAAGCTAAATATTCACTACGTGAGTCTAAATCTTCTGCTTTTACATCTATGTTAAATAGTAAACCTTCTGGTGATAATGATTTTGACAATCAATCATTACAAAGTGTACATAGTATTAATTTAAATTTGGACGATAATATTAAATCTATGGAGCCACCTTCTGTTAAATTTACCAACGATGTTAAGAAAAACACTGATGAAAAAACATGGGATGGATTTCAAAAATTTAACAATATTCCTGTAAATCCTCAACAGAATTTTGACAATGTTCCCAAAATATCTCGCGAAGAAACACTAAAAGAAAAGTTTGAATGTTTGAAAAAATTGGAAGCTCTCGAAAAAAGAGGAATCGAATTGAGTAAAAAATACACAATGGAGTCATCATTAATGGAAATGCAAGGAGAATATGAAACAATTATTTCAAACAAAGAACGCGACAATTCCGTCAAATTCCAAGGAAAAATGTTGATGGCATGTATTACTGGATTAGAGTTCTTGAATAATCGTTTCGATCCTTTTGATGTAAAACTCGATGGATGGTCCGAACAAGTGAATGAAAATATTGACGATTATGATGATGTGTTTCAAGAATTACATGACAAATATAAATCTAAAGCTAAGATGGCACCAGAGCTTAAATTGTTATTTCAACTTGGTGGTAGTGCAATTATGCTTCACATGACAAATACTATGTTTAAATCATCTATGCCTGGTATGGACGATATCATGCGTCAAAACCCAGAACTCATGCAGCAATTTACAAGCGCAGCCGTTAATCAAATGGGACAAAATAACCCTGGATTCGGTAACTTTATGGGCAATATGATGAAAGGTTCAGGCAATTCAGAACCAGAGATTGATATGTCAACAGGACCCCCTCCCGCTCCAATGAAAACACAACAAATGCCACCTCCTCAAAGAAATCAAAGTAGACCCGATTTGGCCTTTGCAAGAGGCGAACCTAATCGTGGTGTAGACCTTTCCAATAATTATGAAAATCCAAGTGCTCCCATGAGAAGTAGTAGAACAAATGCTACTCGTCCCGAAATGAATGGACCATCGGATATATCAGACATATTATCTGGTCTTAAAAGTAAACCAGGATCAAACGGTGCGCCACAGATTAATATTCAATCGGAGCCTATACAATTAAATGACGATGCCAGTACAATTAGTATTTCCGAATTAAAAGAAATACAAAATGCTCACCCACCCAAACGTTCAAAACGTCGCCAAAAATCAGATAAAAATACAGTCAGTCTTGATATTTAAATCTCAAAATTAAAGTCATCAAACAATCCTCCGCTTAAAATATTTGGAACCATATCTACATCGTCAAACAAATGACTGTTATCATCAATCATTTGTAACTTTTTTATTGACATTATATTTGGATTACTTAATTTATCTAACAAATTCTTTTTTTCAAAATTTTTACATATATTTATTATTTGATTATTATTACTATTATCAAATAATATATTACGCATATCATAACCACTATTTGTTTTTTCCTTTCCATTATTTATAAAAAAACCATAAGCTTCTATAGAATTAAGTGTGCGATTTTTATTATATGATTCATTCACATGAGATTCATATGAATCATGTATAGTTGTTAAAATTCTTCTTGAATTTCGTAACGTGGCATAAAATAATAACATTGTAAATTTCATACTACTACCGTATATTATAATATAATATAATTTTATTTTTATATATTATAATTTTAAAACCAAAATGATTGCTCAATTATCCATGTCCAAAGTTAACCTTTTACATATATTTGTCCAAAGTATGATATTAATATACATTGGATACACTGGAAAAGTAACCAGCGATTATGCCTATTTAGCATTAATGGCTACCGCTTTACTTATACCTGTATTAGTCCCTGCACCCAATTTCGAAGAAAAAAATGGACGAAATATTACCCAGCTTTTACATTATTTAGTTATTTTGCCATTTTTCACCTATATTGCTTACATGGGTTACTACGAAAGAAGTCTAAGTGATACTACATACTTTATATTGTTAGCATTAGGTATCTTTATTTTTATTTATCATGTTTATAAATTTTTTACTCGATTAGTCCAGTGAATTTAATTTCAACTGATCTGTCATAAAATGAGCATCTCCTTTTTCATCCCACCTTATTTGTAAGGTGATTATTTCTACACCATTATTTACAGCTTCTTTAAATGCATCTCTATATATTAAATCAACATTAGATGGTTGAAACGAAGAAGCATCTGGGCGTTGAATTACATAACACATGATACATCTTGTTATTGATGTTTTCTTTATTTCTGTCAACTCTGTTATATGCTTTAAAGCACGAGGACTCACTGTATCTTTTTGCTTTTTCCTATAACCATCTGGAAAATACGCAATTTTGTCCTTCACGTCAAAATTCTCTACATCCAATTTCATTTTCTTCTTTTCTGAAGCAATACAATCAACATAATCGGCAAGTGGGACATTCTTAACCTCCATAATGAAAGGAATATTGTCTTTATCTACTCCAACGAAATCAAACCGAGAATTCATTATGGTCTTCTCTCTTTGGTAAAATTTAATATCTTTTAATATGGATAAATAATTCTGAGTCAATGCCTGTTCCGTTAATACTTCAGCAAGTTTCGGATGCATTCCCACATAAAATACATAACCACGTTCCACTATTTTCGACAAATAAATCGTATAATCACATTTCGCTTTTTTATTGGCAGAAGGAGACATTAACACTGTTGAATCCTTATCACACAAACCACAACAACCTAATGCTGGTGTATGTCCCAAGAATGCGTTGTTCTCAAATATAACATCAGCAACATACGGCGTCTTACATGATTTTGATGGACGTTTTTCTATAGTCCCCTCGACCAAATTTTCCAAATTCATTAGAACATTCATATTAATAAGTTTTTGTAATTCTATAAACTTATTAATTTATAATCAATTTTTTAATTTAATTTAAATCAATTCACCACCAACTGATACATTATTTGTATACATTGCTGGTGCACTTGGTAATTCAACAGTATTTCCTATAGGTGGAGTATATTCAATATTTCTTATTGAACTCCATATTCGTTTTATTTTCTCTTTCTGACTTTTACAACTGGCCTTTTTTAATTCCTCGGGACTTATTTTATCTGGAGCGCGTAGATCTATTTCAAGATTTACATATACTTCATACGTTCTAAAATCTTTGTTACTTGATGAAGTGATATTAACAACATACGTTCCATCCCAAAAAAAATTTAATAATGTCATTGTTCTATCTTTATCGTAAAAAAACGGGGTTCCTTGTTTAAAAATGCGTTCGAGAATAATTAATATATTATAATGAGGAATTTTATTATTTTCAGCTTGTTCGTGGGTTGTTTTATATTCTTTGCGATTCTCAGCCTTATAATCTTTCAGTTTATTAGATAAAATTTTTATGAAAGAATCAGAATAACTAACTGAATTTAAATAATCCACCGTTTTTTCAGGAAAATATTTCATTTCTAAAGGGACCAAATTTGACATCAAAATTGTATCTTCAGGAATTCGAAGTCTCTCTTTATCAATGTTTATTGTATTACTCGAATTTGTAACTTTATATGGTTCATATTTCAAATGACCTTCTACATTTGTTTTCGTAAATATCTTTAATGTGCTTATCATTTATATGCTATATTATACTTATAATATATAAATTTTTACATTCCCGAACTAAATTTTTCAAATATTTTACGCTGTGTTTCCTTTTGCTTTTTTGCTCGTGCACTTGTTAATATTTTTAAGGCATTCGATAGTTCCTCTTCGCTTATATTTCCATCACCATCTGTATCAATAACATCCTTCAACTTCTTAAAACTTTCAGGCAACATACAATATCTACTATTTTCATTAAATAAGTGATCAGCAAGAACCGAAAATGATGCCGTTAGCGCTAAAGCTATTACAAGATCCTTTGTTGCAACAAAACAAATTGCAAAAACTAACAATTGACGACCCAAAACATTACGTAAATATGCTTCTTGTGAATCACTAAATTCTACTGTAATAAATTTTGATCCAATATTCAATATTAACATTATTATACCTGCAAAAAACTTGCTTTGATTTAATGATTCTATACTACCATTCGTGAAATTATATATATTAGATAACATACTTGTACTTAATATATATATGTAAAAAAAATTAATATCCCAGTTTTTTTGATAATGAACTAAAAGCTTGTCTTTTTACAACATCTAAACCCTCTTTCACATTTTTCATATTTCTCATCCCACTTCTATATTTAGCTCTTATCATTGGGTGAAATTTTTCTTTATAAGACGGTTTACTATTTAACCATGAAAAATAAAGTATTATAACAATCAACAATAAAAAATGTAATGTTTTACCCATTTTACTCTTTATTATAATAAAATATTTTTACTTATACATTTTTAATAATACTGGTTCTGGTTCTTGTTGGTCTGAAGAAAATATCGAAAACATATTCGAAAATCGTTCTACCTGCTTTTCATTACTGTCAATATTGTTACTTACAGGCCAATTATTTGAACTTTCTGAACGTAGTGTTTCCATTACATTCATTTGCTCAGCATTCGATGACACTTTAAAATTACATTTTTTATCACAAGGATTACATTTATCCGCATCAAAATTTAATTTCGGAAATATGGAACCTATGTCTTCTAAAGATACCTTTTTGTCATCCTTTCTAAGTTGTTTACCCTTACAGTTTTTCGATTTAAATTTATCAATCGCCTTTTTATCTTTCTCATTAAGTGTAAACTCCTCTGTAATTGTTTGCTTTAATGACACTACTAATAATAACATAAGTAATCCGCATAATTTATCATATAATGAAAAACTTACCAACAATCCGACAAAAAGAAGATTCCCTAAATTTGTATTAGATATATTAATAAAATAATTTGGTTGTAATACAATTATTAATACAACTACCATACACAAAATACATTGAACAGTCGTTTTCATTATATAAATGATGTTATTTTTTTTTTACTATAATACATTAATTTTTATCTATTTTTCAGTATATAATATTAATTTTTATCTCTTTTTTTATTAAGAGTAACTATGTCAACATCTTTAGGATATTCCCTTATTGAGCAAACTAATAATATAAATAATGAATCTACTAATAATAATATTCATGAACAAAGGCGAAAAAATAAAACCTTGAAAAAAAGAGTACCAAGCGAATCAGCCAATGAAAATGTTGAATCTATGATGAAACATTTGTCTTCTATCTCTAACGATGATACCGAAGGATTAGCCGATTTTAATCCTCCTGATAAACCGATGTCCTCTGGTGTAGAACGCACAAAAAATTCTGTATCCACTGTAGAAAATTTTCAGTCTTCCGACGATCATGATGATGACGGTGACGATACTGAAGTTTCGCAAGAAAATTTTCAAGAAGCAAATGGTGCCTACGCACAACAATATTATAACCAATATGTTCCATACTATGCAAATGCTTCCAATATCAAAGATAGTGCAGGATCCAATCCTGAAATTATGGAAAAAATAAACTATTTAGTCAATCTTATCGAAATCAACAATGACGAAAAAGTGAATAGTATTACAGAAGAATTGGTGTTATATTGCTTCCTTGGTGTATTCATTATATTTATAGTAGACTCCTTTGCAAAAGTTGGAAAATATGTCAGATAAAAATAATCATTATTTAAAAATTAAAATTATGATTATTTAGCAAACACAATGATTGGGATAACGAGGAAACGGAATCACATCACGAATATTCGAAATTCCTGTTACTAACATGATCAAACGTTCGAAACCCAATCCAAATCCACCATGAGGGCATGTCCCAAATTTACGTAGATCTAAATACCATTGTAATGACTCTACACTAATATTGTTTTTCTCTATCTTATTTTTCAAAACGTCATGACGCTCTTCCCTAATCGACCCACCGACTAATTCACCAATGCCTGGTACCAAAATATCAAACGCTTGGACTGTCTTTCCATCATCATTTTCTTTCATATAAAATGCTTTAATCTCAGATGGATAATTATATATAATTATTGCGTTCTCAAATACACGTTCACATAAATATTTCTCTACTTCACTTGATAAATCATCACCCCACGTAAGTGTTGATTGTGGATTACGTTTATTATATAACTCAATTGCTTCCGTATAGGTAATTCTATCAAATTTTTTATTACCCAAAGCAGTGAGCCTTACTATAATACCAGGAGAAGAAAAAGAATCAAACATTTTCAATTCGTCAAAATAATTCTCAATGACCTTATTTATACAAAATTTCAAATAATCCTCAGCAACGCTCATGAGTTCATCCAAATTTATATACGTAATCTCTGGTTCAATCATCCAAAATTCAGCCAAATGACGAGACGTATTCGAATTTTCAGCACGAAATGTAGGACCAAATGTATATACTTTTGAAAAATACATTGCATAACATTCAACGTTCAATTGACCCGACACCGTCAATGATGTCTTTTTACCAAAAAAGTCCTTATCGTAATCTTCAATTTTACTATCTTTTTCTATTTTCTCTGGGAGCAGATTTGTTACTGTAAATGTTTCACCTGCTCCTTCACAATCAGACGATGTCAATAAAGGCGTGTGAATATATTGGAAATCTTGCTCCTGAAAAAAATTATGAGTGTAATAAGAACATTTACTTCTTATACGCATGACACTACTCATCATATTTGTTCGCATACGCAAATGTAAATGACTACGTAAATAATCCAACGTTAATCTATTCTTGGAAACAGGATAATCCTTTGATTCTACAATACAATCAAAATAATTTATACCGTCCCCGTTTGATGTCATCTCAATTGTTTGTCCCTTTGAAGGACTCTGGATTATTTTTCCTTTACAGCTAATAATTGTTCCCTTTGTACCACTTTCAAAAATCTTGTCAAATTTATCGTCTCCTGTAACTAACGTAGTATCCATAATAATTTGTAATCCTTTCAACATGGTCCCGTCGTTCAATTCAACAAAAGCAATATTCGCTTGCTTACGAATATTTTGTATCATTCCACATACCGTAATTTCTTTACCAATATACTCTTTTTCGCTTTTAAATAAATTATTTATAAAGATTCGCTCGCTATACATGTATATTTATTAATATATATCTATTAAAGTCATTTACATTATTAATTTATGATACACGCTCTAAATTCTTCTATAGGGCGAACACCATAATTATATAAGTAATATGCTGTTGGAGATTCAAAAGATGGTTTATATTTACTCATTATATTCACTACAATCTCTTTTGTATCACTGTTATTTTCCAACAATAAATAACGAATAGATTTTATCTCTTTCATGAGCTTCCTCAATGCCTCACTAAACATATAAACAAACATATGATTATCATTAATATTGCTTATTGTACAAAAACATTCTATTACACCCACCTTATTATATGTTAACGAGGAATCTCTAAAAAAATATACACTCAAAATCTCTCCTTTCTGTAACGATATATATACAAATATATTCTTCGATTCAATCAAACTCTGTATATTTCCCAGCGAAGGCATAATAAAACACGCAAATTTATTGCTATCCATAATTTTATTCAAAAAATCATACAATAAATGAATATTCTTACTACTTATTTCTATTACTTGTATTGAATCATGTAACTTATAATTCTGTTTCCAATCCTTCATATCAAAACAATACGTTTTGTAAATTGTCAATGGAACAATACCTGTTAAATCTGTTTCCTTCTTGAATAGAGAACATGGTATCTTTTTATTTGCACGACATTGAAAATAATTATGTGTTTGTATCAATTCTGGAGCTATTCCTTTCTTCCGATAACCACTATGGACACACAAATGATCCACATAATATACATTCATCTTTTGTTTATAAAGTTTTATAAAAAGGGGTCGTGATGTCATTGTACCTACGATTTCTTTATTATCCAAAGGATCCTTATAAAAATACGTAGAGAGAAAACATGGATCACTATGCCCCTTAAAATAAGGAACTATATTCTTTTCCTTTGGATTATAATGAGCATCCTTTATTTTCAAATAATGATCTTGTATCAGGTTTGTAGTGTATTTTATCATCTTCTTACTCGAAACACTAAAATCGCGGAATAATATATTACTTGTGTTTACAAACTTATTCTTTTCTGGTAATTTATGGTCAATTAATCCTGGTGGAAAAACCCAATAATATATATTATATATATGAAATACTGGCTGAATAGACCAAAAACGATATTTTATTTTAATATACGCATAGGATAATATTATAAGTATTATAATTAAAAATACCAAAAATGAATACACATTCAGGTCTATAAATGGTCCATGTATATATTCATAGATATTCATCTATAAATATATAATTTTTTATATTTATTCTGGTTTCTGCAATATATATAAATATTGATAATCGTATGTTGTCGGATGTAAACTTATTTTCCCCAATAAAATAAAACCAGTTTCCTTTAATGATGTAATTATATTCGACTGACTGTCCATATATAGATGATGTTCATTTACTCGCATTTTTCCATCTTTGTCAAATTTAATCATTTCTTTGAATATACCAACATCCCCATTTAAATCAAATTGGGCCTTATATCTAAAACTATTGAACTTTACTATTGAACTCGTAATACGCTCCTTTGCATACTTTTGAACTGATACCATATTTACTGGATTACCTGAAGGAACAATAGGATCAAATTTATTTTTATTTACCAAATGTATAATCATCTTACCTCCTGGTTTTAACCAGCGATAACAATTACTGAAAAAGGTACGCTTGTCTTTCATATAATACAACGTAAAATAAAAGCAAGTAATATGCGTGAAACTTTCTGAATCAAACAACATACTACTCATTACATCTCCCTTCTTGAATTTTGAACTTGGATACAATTCTTGTGACTTTTTGATCATTGCCGATGATTTATCTACACCTATACAATCAAACCCCTTTGCTGTAAATAGATTCACATGATGTCCTGTTCCTGAACCAACGTCCAACATCCGACTATTTTCATTTGGTTTTGTGTTTTTCACTATTTGTCCCACTTCAAATTCATTCTTATAATCATTATATACTAACTTATCATATATATCTACGTAAAAATCATCGAAGATATCATCTTTCTTTAATTCAAACTTTTTTTGCTGTGACGTGAATCCCTCGATATTTGTATGTTTGTTTACCCACATATTTAGTAAATATATTAGTAATAATAATATCATCAATTTTACCCATACTGATATTTTTCTTATTTTCTTCTGTAAATTGTATAACTGTGACATAAAATTCATCGTATATATGTATTATTAATAATATATTTTAATTATATATTAATTAATATGGATGAACTTAATATTGATGATAAAAGAAATACAAATGATTTTCGTGGTATAACCTTTTCCAAATTCAAAAAATCTGACGTTAAAAAGGAATTACTAAATAGCATTAACAATAACAAAATCGAAAATGCATGTAATTGGAGTGCCGAATTAGTATGTGCAGGACATTTTAGCGAGTTATGGGAAATTATTATTTTTTGTATAGGTAAACATATACATTTGGGTAATCCTAAATTACCTATCTACATTAATTTGCGGTTTCAAGCATTCAAAGAAATTGTTCAAACAGGATTCATCGGAAATGAATTATTATTAAGAAATAATAGTAAAATTCGAACCTTGTTTGCAGAAATTATTTCTATTCTATGTGTCAGTAATAAAAAACCTGCCTTCGAAATTATCAAAATTAAAAATGATGAATTTAACATGATGTCTATAACAGGCAAACTGAAAGCACCCAATGTTAACTACGCAAAATCATTTTTTAGACAAAATGACCCAAGTGAAATTTATATTGCCATTAATGAATTAGCTTTCCAATTATCTGGCTCCGATAAAAATTTATTAAAATCATGTTTTTGGATCGAATGGTTAATTGAATTTGATGCTGTATGTAGAAAAAATAAACAGAACCTCACATGCGAAATGAGAACATTCCCCAAGATCGACCAAAAATATCAAAACGATGTTATTTGGATTGTCTGGGAATTATTGCTACTTAGTGTAAAATCAAATCCTGTTACAGAAAGAATCATGAACGCAATACTCGATCTATTTTCATTGAAATATTCTTACTCTGTTAAAAAAAAGAGACGATATTTATTATATTTTGCTGTTGAAATTGTTACTGAAACTATACCAACACATATTGAAATACTCGATAAGAAAGAAAAAGAAACGGTAGATAATGTTGTCAAAAAAATCAACCTTATATACAAAAATATCAAGAAATACGAGGAAAAATCGAATAGCGATTACTTATTGGCCAATTTACCAACCGAAAAACGATCCAACGCAGAAAAAACCATCGAAAAATTAGGAAAAATGGATACACTAAACAGCGCAATGATTCCACGCAGAGAAAAAATATAATTTAATCATTCTTTTTCTCTTTGTGCTCTTCCTGTTTATTCTTTAAATATTTTTCATTCTCTACCCACCCACCATCCGTGAAAAATCCCCATTCGCGTACACGTGTAAATGGAATAAAAAGTGTCCATGCGGTGACATCTTCCTTCAATTCAATACGATGTTTATGTGTTGCATCCACCTTTTGGAAAAATCCTGGTCCACGCCAATGTTTCATAGTCGTTGTTTCTGTTACTGACAATTCATTTTCATTACGCCTTATTGTATTTACATCAGTATATTCCCAGTAGCCACCACTTAATATGATGGTGAAAAATCCCCACGGATGATCATGAAGCTCTTCTGGATCCGATTTCAAAAATTTATGAATAAAAATATTAAACGGAAATGCATCAGGACGATCCTTCAAAAAAATATAATACCGCACCAAATATGGTTCATCTTCTACACGATCCATAATAATACGTTTCCTATTTGTTTTTTCCATCATATACGACCACAATGACAAAACTGTATTGCTAACTATGTATAGCAATCCACCACCTATAAGAAACAACGCTCCACAAACACATGATAGTATACTCATTGTATTTAACACCCAATAATCTATACATATTTGATTTCTTTCATAGAATGAAAAGGTTGTCTGTATTACATTATCTATTTTTTCTTTACATAATGTTTTATACGTATTTATATGTTCTTTTATGAATAAATAATTCATACTATTTATTTATTGCGTGTACTCTTTAATAGGATTTATTAAAGCCTTTTTGTGACGATTTAACATAATATATAATAACATGAATTTAGTTATATATTATGATTTATTTATTTTGTTATGAATCAGTTAACTTAAGTTAATTTTTTAGTTGCTTTAAATTTCTTCTCGCCGTCTACAGTACCAAGAATTGACATATCAAATTCGCCAACAGTAGTAGTAGCAGTAGGCATTATTGTACTACTATTGGTAGTTAATTGAATACCCTTGAATGTACCTTCATCTTTGGCTACTGTTCCAAAGTCAGTACCGTTTAATGTTGCTCCACGGAAGTTAACAACTGATGTATTATCATGTCCTAATTTAGAAGTACCAAAATCAACATTGGTTAAATCAGTATCAATGAAACTTGGTGATTTGGTAGCATCGGTATCGAAATCAACGACATAAACACTATTACCGAATTTCATACCAGATGTTGCGTCACCTAATACGTAATCGTCTAAGTTAGCTTGATCAAGATCAGCTGCGTAGTTGATGTTAATACCAGGACCGAAAACATATTGAGTGTTATCAGCACCAGTGAAAAGATTGTAGTTGTCAGGTAAGAGACATTTATGAATTGGGGCATGTTTTGCAATAATTGTACCAGCATTGTAAGTTGCGGCTGTCATACCGATACCTGCTACTACATATACTGTAGCACTGGTTACACTGGTAACTTTAAAGGTTTGATTCATTGCCAAGTGAGCAGCAACACCTGTATGACCAGATACTTCAACATGATCACCTACAACGAAAGCAACAGCAGGAGTAGCACCCAAAGTCAAAGTAGCAGCTGTACCTGAGGTAGCTTGATTGCTGGTAACACCGGTGGAAGCAAGAGCACTACTGTATTTGGCACCACGGAAAGTCAAGTTAGCGAGATCAGTGTGGTTAAATTTAAGACCTCTAATTTCTTTTTCGTTCAAGCTTAATACAGGAACACCATAGTTACCGTCATACAGATGACCACCAACAATATTAGCCTTATCTTGATTTACAGCACCAGATCTGACACCCATAAATTTAAAGAATTGGTTAGTTTCCATTGCTGGAAGTTGATCATAAGCAGAAATTGCAAGATTGGAACGGTTATCATCTCCTGCAGCAATGTCCTTTGTATTGAATAAAGCAACAATATTAGCGTTTGTGAGATTGTTCACTGTAAACCCAACAGTAAGACCTGAGTTGACTAAGACATTATTCAAGTCGAATCCTTCAAGTTTACCAGCAGCAGCAGCAACAGCGTTATGAGCCATTGTAATGTTGGAGGAAATGTTACAGTTTTTAAGAACAAAATCTTTCAAATTAGATACACCTAAGGCCATGGCTGTAGTAATGTCCATTGAAAGTGTTTGATCACTTAAATCTAAGTCAGCAGCATCAGCATTAGGCATAATGTGTTTTACATTTGATTTATCTGTTCTTACTTTAAAATCAGTGTGAAAATTATCAGTTATTTCAGATATACTGTTGGTATTTATCATAGATTTAAAATTAGCACCAAGAAGATTAGCTGCGGCGGATTGTTTGATTTGCATATCTGTGATAGTTGCTCCAGAGAAATCAGCAGCGACAAGAGTTGCAGCTACTTGTTGAGCACTGGTGGCTGTTTGTGTAACAGGAACAGTTTGAGCTTTCATGCCAGTACAAGTAGCTGTTTTAAATGAAGAATTAGTTAAATTACATGCTTGTTTGATGAGGAGATTTGTAAGAGTAGCATTTTCAAAATCAGCACCTGTGAAATTAGCTTTGTCTAATTCAGCACCTTCAAGATCAGCACCTGTGAAATCCATTCTTTCAGCATTTTTGTTTAATCCAGCATCACCGTCAACAGCAAGAACACCAGCCAATGAACATTCAAATAAGTCACACCCCTTAATTTGAGCGTTTTTGAAAATAGGACGAGGAGCAGCAGTAATAGCAGTAGCTCCTGAAGCGTTGAATTTTTTACTGTTATCCGAAGCATTAACATTACAAATCATACCTGAAAAATCAGCACCGTTTATGACACAGTTGACTGAAAGAAGGCCAGTGAATGTAAGGGGACTGGCAGTACTTGATACAATAGCATTTTTAAGACTACTTGAACTGGAGATAGTTATGTCATGTGATATAGGTGAATTTAGACCAATCAATGATGAATCTTCAAGAGAACCGGTAATATTTGTGAGATTGGAAGGAATAGTGCAACCATCTAAATCAATACCTGGACCATATACACAAGAAGTAGAACTTCCAGAACTGGCAACTGTTTGGTATAAGTTATTAAAACCAGCTGTGTATGGAGATACCTTATTAATTTCACCGCTAATTCCTTTTGCGTAGAAATCTACTCTCCACTCTTTACCAGTCTGCTCTGTTCTAAATCTTGCGCCTGAAATATTCAAGTCTTCGGCATAGGAAGGATTAATAACAGTTTCAAGATAAGCATTTGTTAAATTAGCACTGTTCAATGATTTTACTGTTTGAATCTCCAAATATAAACCAGTCAAGTTACATCCATCTAATGAAGCCATGACACCAAAAGTATGTTTCCAATTAGCTACAGTAGCAGCAACACCAGCAGAAGGAGCAGCACCATGGAAATTACCTAAATGTGTAAGATCCATATCAGGACCAATAAGCATAGATGATCCATAATCAGTCTGTTTATCAAATACACTTTGAGCTTTCATACCTAATGGATAAGCAGCGTTTGTGCCAAGATTGAAAGATTTACCTACAAGACCATGATTAGCATAAGTTTTTTGGGAGATAGCAGCTTCGGTTCTATTTTTACCAGTGGTAGCATCAGCAGCAGCTGCTACGTTATTGAGTGTAAGAGTAACGCCCGAACTTGATGTTGTTGCTACAGCAGTAGTTGATGCACCACGGTACATAGTGTCAATTACAAATGGAGGTAAGTATAAGTCACCATAATCTGCTTCCCATGATACATTACCAGCAGTGTTTTTACCACTACCGAAAGGAACAGTTTCGTGTCTGTTAGCTGTTAATTTGTAGATAACAATTGTAACAGTAGTAGTACCAGAACCGTCAAGTGCAGCTGCGGTTGTACCACCTTGACCACGTTCAACAATCAAATTTGTGCTATCGGTTTTGGTAATAACTTTTACAAGTTCAGCACCAGCTAATAACATATATTCACCTTCTTCTACGGCATTACCAGTAGCAGCAGCACAATCTAAATCAGCAGTGGTAGTATTTGCTAACATATTAGTAGCATCATTAGCAGGTGTAACAGTGTGTCTAGCACGCCATTTCCATGCAGCCCATGAATCTGCTTCATAAGCTTCACCATCAGCATTATCTAATGCTTTAAGTTCAGCATCGGTTTTACCTTCAGCACGAGCCTTGTCCTTATTAAGGACTTGGGCAGCATTAGACATTGTTGGTACAATGTAGTTAGATCCACCAGCTGAAACAGTATTAGTCAAAGTCATATCAGCATATGCTAAAGCAACATTGGTACCAGAAACACGTTGAGAAGCAGTGAATTTAGCACCACCTAAGTTTACGTATTGAGTATCTTCTAATTCGGGAATTGTAATGGCTGAATTTTGTGTAAAGTCAGTAGCTTCAACCAGGGCGTCAAGCGCAGGTGCGGTGCCAATAGAAACAGTGGAGGCAGAAATATTAGGGAGGGCATCAATTGCTGTTACGATCTTGGCAGCGGTGAATTCAGCAGTACCAACAGTATCAGCATTAGTCAAGTCTGTGGTTGCGGATGAATTACCTTTGATTATATATTTGTCGGCAGCAACAGAATCACCACCTTGAATGGTAAGATCATATTTACCTTTGGAAGCAGTGTCAAAAGCAATACCATTGATTTGTAATACTCTTGCTGTTGTTGCAAGATTGGCACTTAAACCATCAAAAGCAGCAGCTACACCAGCGGCGCTGACAGCATTGACCGTGCAGGTAATAGCACCACTAATACCTACAAATGGAGATTCACCATCAGCAAATAATGTGAGGACGTCGTCGTCAGTATAACCAGTACCACCATCACCAACAGTATCACGACTGAGAGTGACTACACCACCAGTACTTATGTTAATTTGTACTTTAACATCGTCATTACCAGTACCACCAGTGGCGGCAACTTTGAATGTAATAGCTCCAGGTGTACCATCAGCACCTTTAGATAAAACTATGGGAGCTAAAGCGGCCTCAGCAGTTTGGGTAGCATTTAATACTTCATTGGATAATTTAATATCACCACCTTCTCTGTTAGAGAAATCAATACCTTTAGAACTGAGTCTTGGACCAAGAACAGCAGAAATTGCGTTACCAGAATCATCTTTGATATCGCCATAACGATAGGTATAATCAGTGTTAGTTGCGTTAGCACCGTTAGGCATTATTGGGAAATTATGTTTTACAACAGGATTACCACGGAAGATAGCACCTTCAACACCAGCAGCTGTTGATGAATTCATAGAAAATTGTCTTCTTGCTTGATTTACATCACCACCTCGAACAGCTAATATTGCGTTAGTGAAATTAGCATATTGAATGGTGGTGTCAACATGAAGGGCTACTTCACACAAGTTAGCTTTGTGTACAACACCATCAGCATCGGTACTTTCACTAAAATCAGCATGATCTAATGCTTTGCGGGGTAATTCACAAGCTGCTCTTAATGTGGAATCATCATCATTGTATGTTTTTTGTAATTGTGCACCTTTAAAATCAGAAGGTGTATTTCCTGCTGTTATCATGGCGGAGAAATCACTACCATTCAAAATGGCTCTTTCGAAACTACATCCTTTAAGATTGACATCAGCATCAACAGCAGTAGCGGTACCAGGTGAATCAACACCTAAATCGCAACCTACAAATGTAGAATCTGTTAAATCAAGTGAACCACCACCACCATTATAACCTCGTGTTAAAAGTGCTTTAATGTTGTTATTTCCATCAAAAGTACAGTTTCTTAATACGTGAGTACCAGCAAGAGTAGGTAAATCAAAATTAACAACATCGAAATTTACATCTGATAAATCTAAACCAGTATAGTTAAGGGCAATGCCATCTTTTAAATCATTAAGCATCAAAGCTTTTGAAGAAGTAGCGCCATCAGCGCCATCATTACCAGCGGTACCTTGTTGACCTTTTTGACCTACACCGATTTCACCTTTTTGACCAACAGGACCTCTTACAGTAGAATCAGCACCAGTGGCACCTTGTTGACCTTTTTGACCTACACCA